ATCGGCCAACTCGGTCATCTCTCCAGTGGTCCGTAAAGGTCTATGTCGTTTATGGCGGAGGGAGTAGGATTCGAACCCACGGTACTTTCGTACAACGGTTTTCAAGACCGCCGCCTTAAACCACTCGGCCATCCCTCCGAAAGATTTTTCTTGTACCATCTCATATATAATCTGTCAATATATGTCATTGCCATCAACCCAAGAGTGCAGTATACTACATTTTTGTAACATTGGTTTTTATCAGAATATTGATTTGTAGTTACATATTGTAGTTACATTTTTGTAGCTTCGGATTATTAAGAAAAATTTCATTAATTAGCAGCTTTAAGCATTTCTTAGAAAATAATAGAAAAACAATGAAAAATATTAAAAAAGTGCTTTCATTGCCTTTAACCTTTCATAAGTAAACTTAATCACGCTTTTTATCCCTTTACAAATAAAACTTTTCGGTGTATAACGTACTTAACGATGCGGGAAACAAATTAAACAAACAAAAAAGGAGAATAAAAATGGAAACAAATTTCGAGTTAAAAGCGTTTAAAAAGGTGTTAAAAAGTATGTTCCATCATACGAATGAGGCGAAGTATAAGCCCAATTTGGGCCAAATTTCTGAAACACATTTTGCTTTCCATTCGATTAAAGATGCTTTTTGTGCCAGTTTTTGTAATTTAGCTACTTAAAACTGGAAAAATTATCGTCACGTAATTCAGATAGTGCCATATCATTTTGCTCTTTACTGATATATTCTGTCTTATATACAAAAACACGGATTTGAAATCGACAGATAAGATAGATATCGTTGACATATTAGAAACGAAAACCGGTAGTCCCTACAAAACAATGCGAGTCAATAAAATCAATAGGTTGCGTAAGGTTATTATGTGCTTTTTGATAACCTGCACCGCTTTTTAGGGACTACCCGAAAACCAGAGCGTTTTTATTAATATGCTTTTTAAATTGTCAAAAACCGGAAACCAAAGGCAGTTCTAATTGAACCTGACTCTTTTTCCGCTTTTGTTTTTCGCGGGTGCCAATAATTTCTAACAATAATGTGGCCATTGTTGTGATCGTGCATCGAGCAAGCAGCGCATGCTGGCTACGAACACGGGTTTCATCCAGCCCTTCACGTTTCTTAATCAAGTTAAAGGGGCGTTCACCGTTTTTGCGCAATTCCATTGCTTTAGCTACTTCCGCGCTTCCGTGAATAATCGGCTGAAAGCATCCGTTATCCATGGGCACTATTCTGAATTGCGGACAAATAGCCGAACGCGGACATTCACCAGAAACGGCGGCGCATTTATATTCATGGCCGTCTTCAGTCAATCCCATATAATCCATTGGAATATCACAAAAATCATCAGCAGTGACCTCCATTGTTGCCGTACTGACATTTTCCGGTGGGCGCACTTTCGCATTTGGCGGCTTTACCAAATGTACACCTGTTTCCGTTAACATTTGGCCTTCTTTATCATGATACGCTTCATCGGCCGTGATGAGACGCACATCCAAGCCCATCGCTTTTCCAAGTTTCGACAGATATGGCAAAAAGAGACTGTCATGGTGATTGGCCGGAGCCAATAAAGATATTAACGGATAGCTGTGACCGCTTTTCGGACAAATTGCCGTTAACGTATGCATCCTGTATCCGACTACATATACAGACTTATCCCGTTTATTGCGACGCTTGCCACAGTCACAGTCGATATCATTATAAATACGTATCTTTTTGTCTTTGATTTTCAAAGTGGCTAACGGTCGGGCGCTATCCACCGCCAATTCCGTGGAATCGACACAATGCAAAACACCCTCTTTCAACAGACCGCTCTTATTAAAATGATACAATATGTAAACAGTCAGATTCACCTGTTGTTCGAAGGTCAGACTGTTCCGAAACTGGCTCATTTGTACATGACTGATAAATTGATTTTTGTTCAACGGCAAACCGATAAAAGCCCTATTCTGTTTCTGATCTTTTCCGGTAAAAAGGTTGTTTTTCTTGCAGCCTTCGTAATTGCCGTTGTCTCCGCAAAATTTGCGGTAGCTTATTTCGGGATATTTTATGGCCTTCAGCAGTTCCGCGCGCAGAAACACACTCGGCATAAATTCCCTCATCGAAGGTGTAAAGCCTTCATACGATAGCAACCGATTGATAATCTGATCATTTAAGATTTCATCTATCAATCGAAGTTCGATATCCTTGATCGCGGGATGACCCTTTTCCCCCGCTAATTTAAAAAGATTGCCACTGTCGAAATCAGATATGAACATTTCCATCGTTTCCAAGTTCATTATCTTGTTTTCAACGCCTACTTGATTTTCAATACCCAACAATTCCGGAAAAGGCGTCGTGATGGGTTGCTCAAAATCATAACAACTTTCAACTTCATCCAAAACTTTTTTGGCAATCGCTCTTTTTTCTTTTTTGCTAAGCCTTTTCCAATTTGGATATTCTTTTTTCAGTTGCTTTCTGACACTGTTTTTTATATCTTTGTGCGTCATGATCGGGTTCCTTTTTCAATGATAACAGATTATATCCTTATTCAATTTTTTTGACCCTAGACGCTTTTTCCTATTTAAGCAACTGTTTTTAATTACTTTTTAATAAATTGTTTTAACACCCTTTTTAAGGAATATTACGAAATGTCAGAAGGCATCGTTGGGATGCCTTCTGGTTATAGTTTAACTGAACTGTGGGATCTGCTGGATGATCCCGATATAGACGTTCGGTATGAATTTACCCGCTCCGGCGACACGATCGCGAGAGCCTACTGGCAGGACGACGCCGCCAATTATGGCGGCTGCATCGGACTGTATAAACCCGAGGAGGAAAAAACAATGAAACAAATGAAAAAGAAAAAAATCGCAGCTTCTGCGATGAAATTCAGAGACCGCGCAAGTGGTTTCTGTGAAAATTGGGAGATGGGGGAAGGTATTTTCGAGGAGGACGAAAATATCTATCTTATAGCTAAAGAAGAAGGCGAACATGTTCTTTACGAGCATGTTTGCAATGGGTGCCGCAGTCGTAGCAATTGTTGCAATGACTGTGATGACTGTGATGCTTTTGAATAAAATTAAAAGCCGAATTGCGCTAAATGCGCGGTTCGGCTTTTTGTGTTGGGGGAGAGAGAGGGGATGATATGGATATTAGAAATTTGGAAAGCGAAGTGATTGAATATTGTCGCCAATGGCGGTTTTGGTATTATGTAACCAAGCCGTCATTGTATATAACGGCAAAACCACTTATGCCAAAAGTTGTAAACCCGAAGGATATCTTTCGGTATATGTGGGAATAGGAACTAATCAAAAGGAGGAAGAAGTGAAGGCAATACAATTTACTGAAAAGTTGGATGAAAAATCAAATGATCAAGATATTCTTGATGCGTATCTTGATCAAGAAGGGGTCATCGGCGGTAGGGTATATGATGATTATGATGGCAAACAAAAACTACAATTCTTCATGCAATGCAAATGGCATGACGGCATGGCCGCCATTGGTGGACGTGAAGTGATTATCCCTGAAAGCCAAAAAATCACTTTCGGAATTACTTAATTTTAATCCCCGTCTATATGGCGGGTATTTTTTTCATCTTTTTTGGAATAATGGGAAATAAGAAAAACACCCACGGCGGAGCCCGCCCGGGATCCGGCTGGCGCAACCGGGAAAAAAAATATTTCCGATATCAAACCCGGTTGCGCCGGGATCAAATTGAACGGTTAAAACAAGAGCAAAACGCCGCCGCAATTGTACGGGCGGCGTTGGATAACTATTACAAATAACCAACCATACAAAAGGATATTAAAATGAAAGGTTTTGACGCAGAAAGGCTTGCCCGTTTTATTGCCGGGGATTGGCAATATAGAAGGGTCCTTAAAACAGTTCAAGAAACCGCTCCGTCATTCGTTCGTGATGACGGTGGATTTAAGATGTATGAATTGACTAATTTTCTTGAAAAACAAGGATTGATTAATATAAGCGACAAAACAAGCCAAAAGGATGAGGATGACTTTCAGGCTGCCCGTGAAGCAGGGTTCGAGTTCAAAGAATGGGAGACAGAAATCGACGGGCGTCAAAGGGTTGAGCATGATGCCAGAAACGGTGAACGGATTCATATTGATGAAAGGTTTTCGATTCAATTCCCGAATAGCATAGGGCCAATGTATCCGCGTGATAAGAACGCTACGGATGAGGACATCTGCAATTGCAGATGTAGTCTGGTTTATTTTTAGGAGGAGTTTGATATGTATTCTGAACGTAATAAGATAGCAACGAAGTTCAATGTGTTTTTGAACTCTCTAAAAATAAAGTCTACATCAAAAGATGGTATGAGGGGAGCCATAAAACCATTTTATAGCTTTTTAGCAGAACATGAATGGACATTACCGATAGATAGCATGGCGACTGTTTCAGAATATGAGATTTGGCTTGAATCGAATTATGCCAAAAAATCAACAGTTAAAGCAAAGGTGAATCTCGCAAAAAGGTTCGCCATGTTCAACGGGGCAGAGGAGTCAGATATCACGATTGCATTTGATAACATACAACAAAGAGAGTTATCGCACATTCGCCACTCAGCATCCGGCGTCGTGCTTTCTGACCATGAGTGCCTTCAGCTTAAAGCGTATACCTGGAAAAGCGATAATGAGCGCAACCGTGCGATAATAGCAATCCTGATCGACACGGGGTTAAACGCGGTCGAGATTTCCACGTCAAAAAAATGCGACCTTTCCGCCGAAACAAGAAGTCTGTTCATTATCAATGGTTTGAGGACAAGATTTGTGGTGTTTTCAAACCAAACGAAATTAAAGATTGCCGCAGCGGGAATCGCATGTAACGAAAGCGACGATACTCCGCTGCTATTCGACCTGAATGTCAGGGAGGTAACGAGGTTGGTGACTGCTGCGAGCAAGGACATTAACCTCAAAATAGATGATCCGTTCGATGTTTTCAAGCGCACCCTCGCAACCAAAGCGCTGTTCCGTGGGATACGAATAGAAATCATAGCCCACATGCTCGGAGAGACCGTAGAATCCATCATGGATAGATATATCATGGCAAGGCCGTCTGATTTGCGATACGTCCTTGATGGCGTCCTGTGGGATTCTGAGCGCCCAGGAAATGATATAATCAACACAATCGGAACACATATTGGTATATAGTTTCATTGTGTTATCTTTTTTTGTTTTTCTATGAAAAAAGTCTTGACAACAATCAAAACAGGGTATATATTGAACTTAACGATCGGGCAGGAAGCTAAAACCATAAAAAAAGGAGAAAGAAAATGAATTACAAAGAGATCAAAGACGTGGTAGAAAAAAATGGCGATTGGCACGAAATTATGACAGTTTCGGAATTGGCGCTGCAATTCGGATATGACATTTCTGCATACGGTGCTGACATGGCCGAAGAGGTTTCCGTTGTAATCTATTCTGATAGGCTGATTGTTTCAGCATATAACGATGACAATACAATTTTGGTCAATTGCGATTTGGATGATACCAGGGGATGGGATGATTGGAACGATACGTGGAAAGATTTTATTCTCTCAATTGTTCCAGAAAACGCTATACGTCTTGCGATTTTGAGGGCGGCTGAAGACGACGTTGACGTATGGAAAAAAGACAATCCATACGAATCATTAGCGGCCTATCTGCCTTGTGGCATCGTATACAGTGATATTCTGCCAATTGCATATGATGAAAATAGCCACGAATGGGGCGCGCGAGTGGAAGCTTTAATCGATAATATTGCACAAGAATAGATATAGAAACGTGAAAACTAAAAAAAACACCCACGCCGGAGCCCGATTGGGCTCCGGCTGGCGCGACCGGGAGAAAAGATATTTTCGATATAAAGCATAAATGCGTATTTTATGCTATAAATTGAACTTAACGATAGGGAAAACGAAAACTAAAACTAAAAACAAAGGAGGAAAGAAAATGGGTTTCTACATGATTATGGATCAAATGACGGTTTGGGGCGCTGGTAAAACGCTGAAAGACGCTCGCGATGAGGCTTGTACTTGGCTGGTGGGTGACAACAATGATCAAGGTATTTCTGAGGATGAATTAGATAAAATGATCATATACGAACATGAATCAAAAAACGGCCAAAACGGAGTTTTTATCTATGAGGTTGATGATTGTTGGGATGATCGTTATGAAGGGTTTGACGGCGATCAACTGTATGAGTTTTATTGGGCGCAAGAAGACGCCCAATACAATCGTTAATTCCGACTAACGCCCCCGCCGTGGCATCGTAACGGCGAAAGGAGGAAAAGATGTTAAAAGAATTAGTAAGAATAAGAGAAATGGCGGCAAAGATACAAGATGCCGCCATTAGAATCGATAAAAAATGTTTAGAAACTCCTGATATTTCATCTTATATAGACGAAATCATTACTCTGTCGGGAAAGATTTTTTACTCTTCCGCTGAATTGTCAGACGGAAGCCCCGCGCTTAGGGCCCAGCGAAAATGTTAAAAAAAAGGAGCTAAAATGAAAACATTCAGTTTTGATGCAGAGACTAATGGGCTATGGGGACAGGCGTTCGCAATTGGGGCGCTTGTTTACGACGAAGATGGCAATGAAATTGACAGGTTTGTAGCTCGCCTTTCTTATGAGCATGTAACCGATCAATGGGTGGTTGACAATGTGTTACCGGAAGTCAAGTCAATTCCGGTGACTCACGTGAACTACATCTCAATGCTAAATGATTTTTCGGCCTTCTACATAAATCACAAAGAAGGCGCTGACATTATCGTTCACATGGGGATGCCGGTAGAGTCGAGGCTGCTTATCGACATGCATGACCTTGGATTAATCGGAGACCGGGACGGCCCATTCCCGTTGATTGACGTGGCGGGCAACCTTGACCAGGCTGGCGAAGATCCAACATCGGTTGATGCTTATTGTAAGAAGCATCAACTTCATATTGGCGAATTCGAAGGAGGCGAACACAACCCGCTGTATGATTCGGCGGTTGCTTATGCCGCTTATCGGCATTTGAAAGGAGAATAAGATGAACTCAATCATGAGATTGTTCGGATATGAACCTGTTTATATGTATGATTGGGACGATGGCCGAGGCCCTATCGAGTATGATAGCTGTTATGACTCGACAGACCATCAGATGTGGAGACCAATACATCCGAGAATGAGGGTTGCGCCTCCTTGGGCCAAAAAACATTACAGAAAAAATAAGGATAATAAATGAGAGGCGGGAAACGAAAAAACGCCGGGCGAAAACCCGGCGTCAACAAAATCCCATACGCAACCAAGCTGCCTAAAGACCTGGTGGCCTGGTTGCGGACACAACCGAATCAGGCCCAGGCGATAGAAAAAGCGCTAAGGGCCTATTACGATATTGAAAACAAAGGAGCTAAGGATGGAAAGATCATTAATAAAATTGGCTAAGGTCGTCCGGGAAAGAGTAAACCCGGACAATTGCTGTTTAGATGGTAATGGAGATTGTAGGGCTTTTGGTTTCAAAGGCCCATTCAATCTGAAACAAGAAGAGGTCGAGGATTTCGCTACCACTTCTTGCGGCGCGGATTTGTGGGCATTTCGCGCCCTTGCATACCGTCTCGGAGTTAAAGTCCCACATGCTGATTGGGTGTGGTATAACAAATGAGTAAAAAAAGCCGAATTATGCTTAATGCGCGGTTCGGCTTTTTGCATTGTAAAAACAAGAAAAGGAGTCAAGAGATGTACTTAATAAAAGTATCGCGGAGCAAATTGCTCTTTGAGATCGGCCGCCTTGACAACATGGGAATATGGCATGTTCACTCATGCTATTTCTATCCAAAGAGGCGCCAGGCATACGAAAAGCGGGATGAATTGAACCGCAACCCGCCAAAGAGGTTCTGCAGTATGTGCGCTGCAGATGAATATAGGAATGGCCTCTGCCGGTACCATTATCGAAAACGATATGAAAACCGAGAGCCATTCAAGCTTGGATCAAAAAGACACTATTGCGGCTGCCACCATGGAAGCGAGCATACATGCGAAGGCGAGCGCGCCCAAGATATGCAAGATCGGCTATTACATACATAATCGGTTTTTATTATTTAAATAATATGGAGGTAAATATGAAAGTGGTTGATAGCTGGATAATAGATTATGCACTATTAGTTAAGCTGGAAGATGGTTCTTACCGTATTGGTATAACTACTAACCTATATGGATTTAGTGAGGTTGACAATTACGATGCAAGATTGATGATTCAAAAAAATAAAATTTTACCACAATATATATAGAAAGGATAATAAAAAATGATTAGAAACTTTACACCACATCCGGTGGTAGTTTATGGAGAAAATGGGAACATTATTACAACTATTGAGCCTGAAGGCGTGCAGGTCAGGATCAATGAAGAAACTACAACACAGCCTGAAATAGAGGGCATCCCTGTAGTGCGTAAAGCATATACAGATATTTCAGGGTTGCCGGAACAAAAAGAAGACGTATGGATAGTTGTAAGCGTTCTCGTTATTCAGGCATCAGACAGAACCGATCTGGTGTGTCCTGATACTGGTCCAGAAAGTGCTGTCAGAAATGACAAAGGGCATATTCTTGGAGTCAAAAGATTCCAGAAAAAATAATAGTTTGGCACAAGACTCCTTAGCACGGGCGCGCTGGCCGTCCCGGAACCCAATCAGATCGCTTTCTTGTGCCTGTCCATCTCTTTAGCGATCCGAAGCCAGCATAATTTTAAATCCGCCGCATATAGCGACGGATTTTTTATTAGAATGGGATGTCATCAGGCACAGGCGGCTCATAACCATCATAACCGCCGTCATCATGTTTTGGAGGCTGAGGTGCACCGCCAGTAAGATTTTTGGCCTTTTCTAGACTGCTCAAAATCTGTCTTACCGTTGAAATGGCCTCGTCAAGAGAGTTTCCGATTGACACCTTAACCGGAATAGCCTTTTTAGCTGGCTTGCGGTCTTTTGTTTGAGGGAACGCCCACCGGCTATATGTTTTGCCATCTTTCCCTGCTTGCGCGGCAACAATTGAGAACGCCCCGTTATATTCTTCAGCCATAGCAGCTTCACCATACTGAGAAGATTTTATTTTTACTGTCACAATTTCCATTACTCACCCCCATCCAATTCTTCAAGGCACATATCCGCAAGCATCCCCGCATCCTTGTCCGTAAAGTCGTTCCGCTTCTTACCGGCCTTTTTTAGAACCTTGTCAACGACTGTTCCGTATTCATCGTAAACGTCTTGCAACGCTAAGCCCTCTGACTTATGGTTATCCTGCTTTTCGTCTTTAGTATTCTCCTCCGTTGTCTTGGCAGATGTCCCGCCATCCTTCTGTTTAATCTCATTGGCCAAATCCGTTTCAACCTCAAAAAACTGGCGCCTTCTTGCGATCCCATCCCGGATCGATTTGTATACCTTTCCCAATCGTGCCAATTCAGCCGGGCTTATTGAGTCAAACTTGTGCCCCATGTATTTCTCGATCATGGGCTTTGTAACGCCGACTTCTCCAAACATGACCAACATCTTCCGACTGCGGTCTTCAAAATTACCTGCCTGGCTCAGCCCTGCCTTCAACGTCGCATTAACCTGCCCGACTGCCGCCTCTACTATATCACCAGGAACAATGTTTAAAATACAAGCTCTCAGGCGTCTGGAACCCATGTTTGCGGTAATTTCATATACGTCCCTGGGGTCGGTCAATTTGTTCATCGCGCCGCGCGCCTTTCTGACATGCGGCACATTAAATTCACGACGTTCACAAACGTTCGTTTCCAAATCCCAACAGTATGCCTCCATCCGAGTGGAGTCATCACCCTGTTCCACTACACGAGTCCCATAGTCGAGATTCCCCCAACGTTGGGCGATTGCTCTGGCAAGATCAATGCTCGGCCCCTCGACTCTTTGGCCACCCCTCGGATATGAATAAAGCGCCTCGGCGGCCAGCCCATAGCGTTGGCACGCTCCGACAATTTTCTGATATGCGATTGTTTCATCGCGTGGAAATCTTTTCGCGATAACCAGCTTTGACTGTATCTCAGTCATGGCCGATTGCATTTCCCTTGTTTGTGCCACGCTGCCATTTGGTTTTTCCATGACAGCGAATCCGTCTTGATTTTGCATTTTCCCCTCCCTTAATTTTAACCTGGCTGTGGAATTAAGCGGCGGCGTCCTTTTTGCCGTCCGCTTGAATGACTGGTTGGACTGAGGCGCAAACGCCGCTTCTAAAGCCGTTTTTGTCGAGGATGGCGCTCGTAGCCCATCCCGGACCACGTATAAAATCGAGCCATTGATCATACGAGCATGTAAACGATGCAAAAGAACTCACCTTGTTCGCCTCCAACCATTCGGCAAGACTTTCTGGTGTATCGAAAACCGGAGACATAGGAGAACCTTCACTCGTCGTCTCCCACAACTGAAATCCGACGCCTTCCGGTGGATTATATTTTTTAAATGCAGGACAACCATATTCTGTCATTCCAAGACCGATCTCTTTAGCCGCCAATTTGCATTTGTCGCAATCGTCAATACATGTATTGTGCAAATAAAACGGCCAAATTTCACCGATTGGCCACTCGAAATCAAGAGGCACTCTTTTTATTTCTCTACCCATATTACACTCCTTAATTATCAGTTAAACGTTAAGATCAGCGGAATCAAACCGGCACTGATTCCGCTGGATTAATTGGTTATATTTTTTTTCTGCGACTTCAAGTCTTTTCCAATCATCATCAGACGGGGCAAACTTTGAGTTTATAACACTGACAGCGCTCATGTACTCACTTTCAATTTTTTCTATTTCTGTTTCTGTTTCTAACATTATTATTAGACCTCTATTCTTAAGTTATCATGCCCAAATTATAAGCCCAACCGGAAGGCAAACTTATCTCAATTCCACAGCGCCGTCATCGTCATAAGATTCAACGATTTCCATGTCCTTGAGCAAAACCGAATTATCGCCTCGCTTTCTGTTGTCCACAATTTCGCACACAACCTGAAAGCCGTTTTCGTTTAGAAATTTCAACAGTTGATCCAGATTTTCCGGATCAATCAAACTCGCGTTCTCAATGAACACATAGCGCAGCTTGGGCGGGTTCGATGCCAGAAGCATGGATGAGTATTTGATGATTTCACCGTGCGAAAAGTAATTCGGCGAAAACGGGCGCCCATTCATCATCACGCCGCCGCTCTCATCAATCGAAATGTTTGAAAACGGGAGCTTGGCATCCGATATATATCTATTGCGCTTGGCCAGGTTCTCATCAATCCGCTTGTTAAACCCGGCATAATCCTTTTCGACGGTTTTAAGCCGATCTTTCAGCTCGCTATATTTTTTGTATACCGCCGCCTTTTCATTCTGTTCGGCGGCATTCTCAATTTGCACCTCGATCTTCTCAGTGTCGATGTATTCGACTTCCGGCTCTTCCGGTGATTCCTTCATAGGTTCAGGCAAGGGTGTTTTTTGCAATTCATCTTTGTGACTTTCAAGAAGTCGCTTTTTTTCTTCAAGCGTCCGCTCAATTGCTTTGATTTGATCTTCAAGCGTATTAATACTCGCCGAAATTGAATCGCGCACCCTTGAAACTTTATCTTGCTCAGCGTTAAACTTATCAATTTCCGCTCTTTCGGCGGCAATGGATTCACTCGCTTCTTGCTGGCGTTGCATGTTCGTTTCATACGCCTGTTTCAACTCAGCATTCAATGCGGCAACGTCAATCGCCTCGACGGCCTCAACATCACCGTAGCTTTCAACCGCCTTTTTTAACCGGAGACGATCCCGGTTAACATCTGCACGCGCCTTTTTCAATTCGGAATTGTACTCGTCATACTCAGACGTGTCAATACCGATGGCCTTTGCCTGTTCAACCGGGCTTAGTTGGGCGAACGCTGACAAATTGACAAACAGACTTGAAAACATATCCTTGATATCGGCTTGATCAATTTTTTTACCGTCATCGCTTTCAGCCTTCAAGATTGTGCTGTTCTTCAGAATCTTTCGGCTTACGGTTATTGTCCTTCCCGAATTGATCTCTTCAAGCGTCAACTCGGTCATAGCCGTCCTGTCGTAGTCACCTACAAACCGAAATTTTTCCCCAGGCAACGCATCACCCCGCGTTGCAATGCCTGTCATAGCGGCCCACACTGCGTCTACACCAGCAGTTGATTTGCCGCTGCCATTCCATCCGCAAAAATAGGTCACGTTTGGGTCGATATCGGCCTGAAAAGCTTTGAACGCTCCAAAATTTTTCATACCGATTTGTTTGATTTTGTATACTTCTTCCATTTAACACCTCCATGATAAAAAATTAATAAAGTAAAATAATTTTGACAAAACATGTTTTTTTATATTATTTCTTGACAACAATGTCAAGAACATTGTACAAGCTTTTTACATTTACGGATTATAAATGTTCTTCACTTTAATAAAAAGGATGTTCATTGATGTTACTATTCAATACTGCCTTTCTGGATGATCTAATCACTGCCAAAAAGATGAGCGAATCAGAAATAGCCAGGCGGCTTGGCGTATCAAGGCAAATTGTATTTAATTGGCGGATCATAAGAAACCGCCCAAAAATTGATTACATTCTAAAAATATGCAATGTGTTTGATGTCTCGCCAAGCATTTTTTTCATAAACGCCACTATATCACAAAAGGATTTTTGCTATGCTGCTACTGTTTTTGTCGTCAAAAACCTCTGCGCTAAAGCAAAAAAAGAATGTAACGATGCTCTCGCATCATCTGGGATAACCCAGGCGGCACCGGAGGTTAAATTGGTTCGGAACGCGGCCAATGAGCTTATTAATAGATTATGGAAAAAATCACTGCCAGATGAAGATGATAACATCAGGGATGCGGTTGCGGCGTCAATTATAGACAATCACTTGTCTAAATTGGGAAATGATGATGTTGCCATGATCCGAATAAGAGAATCTATCGCGCCGCCTGATGCGGATAAGGAAACGAAGCAATTATGTATAAAAGCGGTTAAGGCGTGGGAAAACATACTCGAAAACCACATATCGTCTGATAAGACACGGCCAAAGCCGAAATTCTTAAAAACCTCACGAGAGATGCGCTTGGCTGAACACCTGCTAACAAGAATTCGTGAAAACAAGCCTGATTTTAGGCAGCCAAACATGCAATCGTGGGCCGGTGATATAGACTTGATGCTTAGAATAGATAAGCGGAACCCGCTTGAAGTGCATGAAATAATCAACTTTGCATCGAGAGACGGGTTTTGGTGCATGAATGTTTTGAGCCCGAAAAAACTTCGTGAACATTATGACCGCCTATGTATGGAAAAGAGGAAAAAGGGAGACCAAAGACATGACGATGACAAGGCAAATAAAGCATGGGAAATTTTAATAGAATCAGCAAAAAACGCGACGGACGGGAATCTTGAAATAAATGACAATATTACAATTGCAATCGTAAAAAGTTGGGGTGGGCCTCAATCAATACTCATGGCCGATCATCGCAAGCTCGCATATCTTAGAAACGATTTCCTTAAAAAGTACGGACGCGGAAAATGATTCCTGATGATACATGCACCAGCACGGTTATCAAAACTATCAATGGAACAAGTACTGCTATTACAAGTGACGACCTTGAATGGATAATTTACGTTTACTCATCTTGCACAACTTCTAACGATAATTTGTCGGATTATTTCAAAGACAATCCAAAACCAAAACCACCTCGGCCAAGAGAGTGTTTCAAGCATAATTCCAAACACAAGCCGCCGCCTGGATTTCAAAACGTGCGGTATAATCGCAGAACAATGAAATGCAACCGGATTGAAAGGAAAGAATCCCAAAGAGGAGGAGAAAAATGAATTTTAGCCGCGACTTCTTTATTGATGACGTCAAAGATCACCGGATCAAAATCGTCAATGACGATGGCCTGAACCGGCACCTGTATTTCGGGGCCAAAAACAGTATCAACCACTGGTTCGAATTAATCACTGCAAAGGGGATGCTAATCATAAACGGCGACATGGGCAGTTATGCATTCAGAAGATTGGATGACATGTTCAACTTTTTCAGGCGTCCAGACGGCTCCATAGACGCCTCATATTGGCACGAAAAGATGGTCGCTGATAGCACCTACGAACCAGCTAAAAAGTTTAGCCATGACGCTCTAATGGCCTATGCGCGGGATGCATTTGTAGATGGATGTAAAGACGATTTAATACCGATTGATTCCCGCAGAACGTTTTGGAAAACCATAAAAAAAGAAATTCTCAATGCCGAAAATGAATATGATGCTCATGAAAAACTACATAGATTTGAATATAAATTCGGATATGATTGTGACACATTTACGTTTTATGACACCTGGGAATGGGACCTAACAGAGTTCAGTTACCATTTTCTCTGGTGCCTACACGCGATTGTGTGGGGGATCAATCAATATGACAAGGAGAAATTGTCCGATGGGCGGCATTAAGAAGCGGCTGGCGTCACGACGGACGGTTCGCCAGCACAACAACATCGAAAGGGCGTTTCGGTTTATGCGGCTTTTCAAGTCAAAAAGCGGCATTACAACAGAGGATATTGCTTTAGAGTTAGATTGCAGTTATCCTGTAGCATTGCGGTATTTGAGAGAGGGATCGCGGTGGCTTCTGATCTATCAAATCAACGAGACAAAACCATATAGATATGGGTTGCTAAGGGAAGGGAGGTAACTAATGCTTATAGACAAAGAAAAATCAATGTTCGATATTATAGACAAGTATATGCCTGCAATTGTAACCGTGACTTCAATCGTTACGGTTTTATACTTCGGCGGGCATATTTTATTGAGTTACATGAGGGGATAGCAGAATGCGTAAATTTGAAAAGAAGATCGGCAAAAACAACGTTTTATTTTTGTGGTTTCCAGATAAAAAAGAAAACAAACTGTGGTATTATTATGATTCAAATGGTTTTAGAAGGACTGTGTTTTTTGCAATAAACAAAGTTTATAAACCTGGTTTTAAAACAATAGAATTACTTTTTGGGCCAATCGTAATTGGTTTGGCGTCTTGGGATCGAATATGAAAGGTTTTGAACATATATAGCCAAAAACTCAACCATAATGGAGGGAATTAATATGAAAAATATTTTGCCAGAATCAGGCGAAGCCGCTAAATATGTTGAAGATATAAAAGGATGGGTTTCAAGAAACGGAGTATTTTTTGGAACAAATGAAGAAGCTGCAAGAAATAATGGATGCACTCATCGAAAATGTCATGATTGCGGCGCAATAATTGATAAGAAGTATTTCAGATGCGACAATTGCGCTTTCACAGAAAAGATAAAAAGATATGGAAAATTAAAAGAAATGGAGTGGGATCAGTCACTTCCAGCATACTCAATCCAATTAGGTATGTTTTTTAATGACAAGGATGAAGTCAAAGATTTTTTGTTGAAGACCAAACTCGGATTCGATAACCTTCTGCTTGTTGTTTGCGTTCCTACGCAACTAAGCTATCTTGATGTTGATCGCTGGTATGATGAAATGCCAGATGATACGGACGTCCCAGATGAGCTTGTTGAAGCAGTCGAAGCTTTTAATGAAACAATTGATGAAATCGGCGCAATAGGGTATGAGCCAGGTAAAATTCGAGTTAAAAAATGGTAAAAAACAAACCAAAATTATTGGAAGAGAGTCACTTGAAACATCTGAGAAAACTAAAGCACTTCCAATACAGTTGGGCGCTTATTGACTCACATTTGAATCTTTATAAGAAATACAATCTGCTATTGGCGAAATACAAGGAACTTTTGCGAGACTTTAATAGGTCTGCGTAAATTTGACAATAATATCTGAATAGACGGAAATGTTTTCCGTCTATCAAAACTGTTGGGAGGCTTTATGGAAATTCAAGAGAAAGAGTTTGAACAGCTTGAAAGCTATTACGAACTAATAATGGCAGTTGAAAATAAATATCCGAATGAAAACAGACATCAGACCGCATTAAGGCTTATCAGAGAAGCGCAACACGCCCCCCAACAAGCAGGTGCAGTGGACCGGGCGGGCGATGCGGTTTTTGATAATGAAGTGCTTGATCATGTTTGCATCGGCAAGCCACCGTTTTAATTTTAACCGCCAGGCAACTGACCCGGGCGTTATGTGCCCAAGCCAGACTGGTGACTGGCAACTGCGGAAAAGAAAACCAGGGGTGGCCGTTCAAATCGGCATCGTGAAATAGCCGTAGGGTGAAAACCCTGGTTGAGGTCAGTTCGATTCTGACGGCACATAACCCGACATTCGAGCGGACGCAAAAAGCCGCGCCGGTGATCATTAACGTTATTGGAGAACTGAAATGATACCTACGGATGAGGTGACATTTACGGAAAAGCTTAATCCGTTTTGCATTAATTGTGGATGTGATAATTTGAAACGGAATATTTCGGATCAACCTTTTTTCGCGGATAATAAAAATCTTTTTGTTGTCATACCGCTGGAATGTCAGGATTGTGGATATGCGTTTTCAATTAATTTAGATATTGAGCCATTGGCAATTAATAAATAACCAATCGCTCCACCGGACGCAAACCCCAGCGCCGGTGAGCTAATCGTTAGCCAGAAAGGAGAATTCATGGGAGAATTCATGAAGGTGAAGGATCACGATAGCTACAATGAGGAATTTCCAGAACAGTTCACCTGGGGATTGGTTGATTCAATCTCATTGGGGAATATATCGTCTGTAATCGTCAATCACATTGAACATGATCTCAGGCGTGACCGAATTTATGTGCCTGGACTGAGGGCAGCATTAAATATTATTGCGGACGTTGCTGAAATAACTGCTGTCGGCTAACCATTCGCTAAACCCGGACGCGCAAAAAGCCGCGCGTTGGTTAGCTTAACCGTTATGCGTCTCCGTCACTGCGCTATGATGGCCCAGGTGAGGGACGGTGCGAGACCAATATCACCCCGGCAAGCAGACGTGCTGCCGCGATGAGAAAGCTGGACACACGGAGACGCATTTATAATCGGGATGATGTAGCATAACAATCTGTTCAACCGGACGCAAACCCCAGCGCCGGTTATTTGAAACGTTAGATTGACTTAATATCGGAGGTGTTTATGAAAGTTTTGAATTTATATGCAGGAATCGGCGGCAATCGTAAATTATGGAAATGGCATCATGTGACCGCTGTTGAACTTGATCCTGATATTGCAGCTGTTTACCAATTACTTTACCCAAATGATACGGTAATTGTTGGTGATGCGCTGCACTATCTTGAAAAACACTATGCCGAATATGATTTTATATGGGCTTCGCCACCATGCCCAAGTCACGGACAATATCGGCACAATGTCGGGGTCATCGGAAAAGGTTTTGACCCAATAATGCCGGATATGTCGCTTTATGCACAGATCGTTTTCCTGAAAACATATTTCGAGGGGCAATGGGTCGTTGAAAATACAAAACCTTACTATACACCGTTGGTCGAGCCGTCATTCATTCTGCATCGTCATTTATTTTGGTCAAGTGATACCGTACCGCATATGGATTTTAAACCGGTAAAAATCAGAAGTAAAAACAAAATATCCGACTTTGCCGAATATGAAGTCGTTGCTCAGTCCAAGATTAAAAACAAGCGACAAGTTCTAAGAAATTGTATTTTGCCAGAATTGGGCGAATACATAATGCGTCACATAACCAGTCGCTGCACCGGACGCAAAAAGCCGCGCCGGTTATTTGAGGCGTTAGGAGGGAATAATGGATATCAATCAAAGAGATGTTAAAAAAGGAATTGAGCACGCCTTTTTAAGATTTTTGGAAGAACAAGACAAATCATGGTGGGCTGGTGGTAACAAAATAAACGTCCAAAAAGCTATCAAAGAAGGTGTCGCTCAGGGGATATTAGAATTTTTGAAACTAAATCCCGAAGTTTTATCCAACAAGTGATAGATATTTTTATACTTGACAGAGCCAAAAACAAATTGTATCTTTTGACAGTTTTTGAACGATGACGCGCCTGGAAAACGCTGAGTTCAATTGCTAAAACATCCATAGGGAATAACATAAAGCGTTTTTATGAGAGGGTTTCCTTGGCAATTCCACCTTGGAGGCGACTTTTTCCCTGTGGAGTCGCCCCCTCTCATAAAAGCGCTTTTTTTGTTATGCAGCGTTGTTTTTTAAAAAGGTATGCTTTCAGCCACAAAAATACGCAACCTGAGTAGTAACCGGAAGAAGTTACTGCCAGGCGAGTGATCAACCCGCTCGCCCGTTTTCGGGATATACAGGGATGGGATTCGTTTTTAAAGACTCCCAATATACACGCACATGTTTTACCGCGACCACGGCATTTAATCGGTGGGGTGTTCAGCTGCTGGCCCAGTCTAAAAGGTACCCTGGTAAATCTGGTAGTACGCTTGGTTGCATGAAAAAATCGACGAAAATTTTTTAAAACTCTTTTCTTTCATGCAATCATGCCAGAGGTTAGGTCATACCAGCCTCAATGCACATGCTTTTTCAGGTGTGTGTGTTCAACGGGTTGCGGAATTGCGCCATTGCTACCAAAATTAAGAAAGGAATCTGAAATGAAAGCTGGATATTGCGAAGCATGCTCAAAACACCCGGTTGCATACTATGTTGATTCGTGGATAGAGGATGAACCAAGAAGAAAGCTCTGCTGCGTATGCGTTGACCGGATGATAACTTTCATTCCGGGCGTGAAAAAATTACTTAACATAACCGAAATTAATAATGATAAGGTGTGATTATGAAACATGTGGTAATTGTTATGGCTTTTGCTTTTACAACAACATTTGTAGATACTGTTTTATTGGGCATCGAGCCCGAACTTGATTTAATTTGGATATCTCATATTATCATGCACATGGTTGCGGGTGCGATAATCGCATTGAATTGTTTTAAAGATGATGACCAAAAGGAGGGTTGAAATGAATGAAGTAACAAAACCGAATACAAATAAAATTGCTATGACAACGGTTGAAATCGCTCAACGAACAGGAAAAGAACACAGGCATGTAAAAAGAGACGCTGAACGTATGTTGCTTGAATTACACGGAAAAGATGTGCCCATTTTTGGGCACATCTATAAAGACAGCTATGGCAGAGAACAGAATTGTTACTTGCTTCCAAAGAGAGAGGTTATCATTCTTGTTTCCGGTTATTCTATTCCGCTTCGTGCTAAAATAGTAGACATGCTTGAAGAACTCGAATCCGAGTTAATGAAAAACCAGGTTGCAATACCTGACTTTACAAATCCATCCGAGGCTGCCAGGGCGTGGGCAGATATTTACGATCAAAAACAACTTGCCTTTGCTCAACGGGATGAGGCGATAAGAACAAAGGCACATATCAACAACAAGAAAACGGCCACGGCAATGGCTACAGCATCCGTATTGTCAAGGCAGAACAAAAAGCTAAAAGAAAAATTAGGGGACGGCGAAAAATACAAAACGGTAAAGGCAATCCCTTGGCTGCGAAAATACTTCGATCTAAGAATCAAACCCAAACCTGCTTACCAACAAATAGGGAAAAAATTAACTAATCTATCCAATTTTCTTGGATTCGAAATCAGAAAAATAAAAACTGATAGTGAATGGGATACCGTAAATGCATATCATGTTGACGTAATAAACCAATTTGAGCAAAACCTTAAAGAAGATAAAAATTTACTATGCAAATATCGAAAGGCGTTGCCTTAATGGAAGTCACAAAAGAAACCATATCAAAAATGCTGGCCGAAGGCATACCGCAAGCTGATTGCGCGAGAATCTTAGGACGGTCACGACAACGTATCGCGCAATATACCACGGTGCAAATGATGGGTGCATACAAGAACGCCGTCAGAAAGCAGCATGAGTGCCTTAAAATGGCTATAAAAAGAAAGCTTGCTGGCGGAATGAGTAAAAAAGATATCGCAGACGACCTGTGCATTCCAAAAACTTTGTATTACCGATTGATGCCAAGCGGCACAATAAAATGACACATCTTTCAGTCGAACATAAAAAGGCGTTGCGGCACATAATTTCCAAAGGTGATGATCGAATGATCCGCGCGAAATGCTGGAAACAAATCAAAATTGACCTGTACAGACTCGGACTTCTGCGACGTAGGATTGGAGATTGGGCGTGGATTCCAACGGAAAAGGCGCTACGTAGGATAATCTACTAATTAATGCGTTGTGCGCCGGTTAGTTCAATCGTTATGTGCTTGACCCACAGCAGGTGCAGTGGTCATGAACACGGGAGATCCTGGCGGTTCGACTCCGCCTTAAATGACGGTTCGTGAAGGTGTCCCGGTCTTGGTTCAATTCCAGGCGGCACATAACCATTCAATCCACCGGACGCAAAACCCCGCGCCGCTGGCTTCAATCGTTACATATACAAAGACGAGTATGTGTCCTGAATGGAAGCCGGGCCATTGATCATTTTCAGATATGGTAGGCTGCTTTTCTTTTGAGCAAACTTGTCGATCATGTGGGCTTTTGTAATGCCCATCCCGCCAAACATACCGATCCCGATTGAATCCATAGCGTCGTCCTGAATACCGTTTGCTTTGTGTTTTTGTGGGCTTCCGTATTTTGAAACGCCTGTTTGCTTGTGCTTCCCAAGCTCGTCAAACACAGAAAGCTCTTCTCTCAAGATATCAGCTTGAGTGACACCTGCTACCGGCATTGGAGGAGCCTTAAACAGACCGTTGTTTACGGCTCGGATAAACAACCCGAACCCCTGCCTCTGAATTTCAAGCGTCGGGTTTACAGACCTCCACTTGATTCCATTTTGATCACACCATGGCGATATCTCACTAAAGTTATATCGATCCCCACACAAAAAATCAATCCCCATACAATTATGTATTTCGGACAACAGTGTAATAATCGGGTGGCTCATAGAATTTTCTACTACCGCCAAACCGAAAAGAACGTACATATACGGGTCTTCCGCGAATCCTGTAAACATTTCACCGGCCGGAACTTTAATCATCCAAGACACGACTGTTTTTGCACCAGTGGTGCTGAACTTGTTTGGTTCCGCACGGTCAATACCAACCAGCAAAGAGAACAAATTTGTTTGCAGCGCATCGGTTATCTTTCTGGCCTCTTTCATTCCCGGCATAATGGATGGCCTTCGTATGGTCGTTTCTTTGTCGAACGAATGCTGGCCGAGAGAATAAAAGTCTTCCACCGGCATGAGAGACCCAATCAATTCGGCTGCGACCTCCTGGCGCCTCGTAGGCTGTTGTTGAAGTTGCTGAACCACAATGCGCTGCGATTTCTTATTTGCCCTTTTCAGTGTATCCTTAACAACCTCATGGCATATCGGGACTCCATTTGCCCCAAAATATCCAATTGCGCCAATATCAATATTGTCAAATAACCCAACCCCTTGTTTCCCCCATAGGTTATTATAATATCTGTCAAAGTCCCGTCTGGACATTGCTGTTTTAAAGCCGGCCAGATCACGATCTGTCATCCCAGGGTGCCAGAAATATTTTGCCTTAGCGTCCTCCCATCCATAGTAGTTGAAATATACTGGCCCACCAGGGTCTTTTTTTGCATTTCTATACAGACGATATAGCCAATGGCTTTTGTCTGACACGGTTGAATCAATTATACCAAGCGCATTATGTGTCATCCTCAAACTTCCATACCATTGAGCAAAAAAAGTATCGGATTCTTGTTTAAAAACCTCTGTTTGAGTCACAACAGCAGCATTAGAAACAATGCCGCGTTTTTGAGATATTATTTTTATCTCATTCATTACATTTTTATCACCGGCAACGAATCTAATTTTATTTGATAGTATGTTATTTTCACCTATTATTTCACACAAGACAGGACTATTAAGAAGAAGCGTTTTCGCCTCACTGAAATGCAACTCGTCACTCTCATCGTAGCTATTCGCGCTGAAATAAACTTTTTGATAGCTGAAACAAATAAAACGATAAAGCCCAATGCACACCGCGAGAAAACTTTTTCCAAGGCCACGAGGCCAAACGAGAGCTATCAGGTTATGCTTATAAGTTCCGGTGCTATCAACGGCAAGGGCTTCCATAATAACCTTTTGCTGAGCCTCCCACATAGTTTTGTATGACCTGCCATATTTATCTTTTTTTGTTGGCAATTCTCCCATCGGAACCCATTGATGGACATGCCCGCCATACGGGATCACCTTTTGGTATATGTTATCATTAATCCAGCGGATACATCCTTCTGGGCCTGATTGATACTCAGCCATTTTGCTTTTTGCATTTTCTGCTTCCCAGAACAACTCGACGGCTTTTATTTCTGCAACATTACGAGGAACATTATAATTCACAATGGCGGTCTGTATCCAATCTGCCTTAATTTCCGGATCAAGGTTTCGCCACATCGATTCAATTTTTGAACTTGGTATTTTTGTTGACATTTAATAAATTCATATCGTATTGTTTGGTTTATGAAACCAGGTGCAAGATTTCAAAATAATTTCAAAAATTCGGTCCCCAAAGAATGGCTCGTATACAGGCTGAAAGATTCATCCGGGTCATGGAGCAACACCGGTGCTTCTCGATTCACGCCACGAAACGCATCGGATTTTGTTGTGTTCACTGGGATTCATCTTTTTTTTGTGGAGTGCAAAAGCTTTCTTGGAAAATCAATGCCATATAACAATATAGGCAAAAATCAATTGAAAGATTTGGTTAAAATTCAATCCGATCCGCCCCAAAATGCATTCGGCATTTTCTGCCTAAATTGGCGCGAGCAGAATTTGACGTACATCCTCGATGCAAATCAAATTGAAATTCATAAAAAAACGTCTGGCCGTAAAAGCATCCCGCTGGAATTCGCAGAAAGGAACGGTGTCATTGTCAATGCCAAACTGCAACAAGTAAATTACGCCTATGACGTTAAAGGAGCGCTTGAAAGCTATTCTAATCTACAATTCTAACGTACTCTTCCGGCAATTCGTATCCGCAAGCCCAACAGCCAAAAAGTTCATTGTCTTTTTCCCATGGAACACCGCAAAAACATTCAGTCGGCATTACCTGGTCTTGATAATTACAAGCTAACTCTGAGTACAAAACTTGATTATCATTCCAAAGTTTTCTTTCTTCCAATATGTTCATTTAATTCTCTTTCATACTCTTCAACTTCTTGGTCTGTTGCAATTCTGCCGATGCTATCACAATGAGGACACGTCCACGCCCATCCGCCCCATGTGTCTATGAACATATCTACTCCGCATTCTTTGCATATCATTTTTTCACCAGAATATAACGCCGTGTTAACCGGCAATCTCCGGTGCTAAATTTGCTCCGCAAATTTCGTGACGGATGGCTGTCCGGTTGAACGACTCGTTAGCTGTTGTGAATTTCTTTTAAGTCTGACAATAACTGCGCGCCTTTTTCAGTAAGCCATCCAGGAACTGAACCACCGTGTTCTGCCAACCCTTCTTTATCAGCCCAATAAAAAAAGAAATATTTTGCGCCTTCGCTTCCGAACAGCTTCATACCATCTTCTATCCACTCATCAAACTTGGAACGATCTTCTGGTTGTGGATCATTAATATATTTCAACCCATTCATTATAAATTCAAGATTACATTCCGGATTACCACAACCGCAAAAACCTAAAATTTCACACTGAATAAAATCTTCTGATGATTCGTAGAAACAACCATCTTCGGAATAATACCCACCATCTTTTTTGAATTTATCAATGTACATTCAAATCAACCCTACCAATACAGCTAACGTTTGAGTTAAGCGGCGACTGGTTATGCTGTAAAATAATTTTGCGACCTCCAGGATTTAATGCGGTAATTGGAGGTTCGTCGCAAAAACCACAATATTCAACTATGCTTCCGGCAACATGATAGTCTGGGAACCCTGTAATTGCCTGTTCACAGAATATTTTTTCTCTGCCACATTTTTGGCATTCCATAGTAAATCCTTTTACGCATAACCAGTGATTAACCGGAAGATTCCGGCTTATTTTATAGGATCAATTTCGACCCACCCATTAGCATAATTCCTGTTATCGCATCCGACCCACTCAAAAGTCCTGTTGTCCATCGTTTTTATTTTTTGGCCTATGTGGAAGCCGTAAATTTGGAGACCGCTTTTATACAGCCTGCCGTAAATTGTGATGCTTCGTGTCCCAATATTTGATTCGGTCAAGATATAAGTAACGCCTATGTTCGGAACGTCTATTGGTTGCGTCCTAACATGCTTTTTTTGACATCCGAAAAACAGTACGGATACCATCAATACCAATATAATTTTTAACGTTTTGCTCATTTTTTTCACCTTATCTTTGCGATATATTTCAGAAGCTCACTGATACGATTCATCCACCCACGCAAGAATTTGATTTGTTTCCTATTCTCTTTTACGTCGTCAGTGTGAGCTTTTATCCGAATTGCAATCATGTTTTCTACAATACTTGCCTCGCTTGCCAACATAGCCGCTGAGATCGTTTTTGGGCCTATAACTCCATCGACAGCTATATCACCATACCTTGAAAGATTACAAGCCGTCTGAAGCCATTTGGAGGGTCTTGACGGGCCGAATAAAACGGAGCTATCAAACAGCACTATTCCAACTGTAACGGGCATCTCACCTGTCCGATTAACATCCCAATAATCTCGTTTGTATATTTCGATTGCATCCTTTTTTGTGAGATTTTTTATATCTACGTTTGGATAGCTTCGCTTCGATATGCCGTATTTCGTTTCTCTGCCCCTATCGTCAGGATCATCGACGTATCCGCCCTCTATGCGTTCGGACAGCGTGAACCTTGCCGCCATCGCGAAAAGCATTTCATTAAATTGCATTTCTTAAACACTCCGCTCTTTTGTTTATTTCAATGACAAGATCGTCATCAATATATTTTTCAATGTGATGTGAAACCGGTTTGAGTTTATCGCGTTTGAAAATCTCCCAACCTGGCAACCCAACCGCATTCATATATGTTGCCGCCCTGTACATCCGTAACGCGGATAAGATTTTGCTGGATGAGCAATGGGCGTTGATCGTTGCAATGTTTGATAGAAAAACCACATTTAGTGAAATAAACTCGTCCTCATTCAACGTCGCAATCGCCCACATAAGGTCATGGCAAAAGCACGCAACCGAAATTTTTAAACCCCACATTTCTTCGGGAACCAACCTGTCCCCCCATGCGTTTCCGGGGCCTCAGAAGTCCGGGTACATTTCAACTTCTTCGAAAGGTATCTTTACTCTTGTAGGGAAAACAAGTTTGAATTTTTCATATCCACGACTAAATTCAACTGTTTGCGTTTGCATAAGTTGTCTCCTCAATTTTTATCGGTGATTTTTATTTCAACCCTAACAATTGTCCATTCTGATACGCCAAGATTTGTTTGGTGTCGGTTAATATATTCCAAACACTCTTCTTTAGTTTCAAACGCAGGCATTCCGTCTAATATCGGCATGTCTTTTTTTATCCACTGGACAGCACCATAGACAATTTTTTTATCCATTGATCCCCCAAAAAATATAACGATTTAAGCTAACCGGGACATGCTGTCACTGCTTTTGCTGTCCTTTGCAAAAGCGGTGACAGTATGGCTCCGGTTGAGCGACTGGTTAGAAAGCGCACTCACATGGAGGCAGTGCATCAATTTCAAATAAAGGCCGTTGTTTTTCATCAACAACAAGCCGTAAAGGTTTATGTATTAAATATATTTCTGATTTTCCCCTGCGCTTACGGTCTGCATTGGTTTTTTGTTCGAGTTTGTTTGCTTTGCAAAACAGGTCAGGGTGTTTACGTCTCAACTCTTTCCATTGCCCTATCCGCTGGAAGGGGCAGAAATAGCAACCTGATTTCATTGGAACTGGCAAGCCTGTTTTTTTTATTATATCTTTGCAACCTGCCCTTGTGATTTCAGCTTCAATTAACGGAAACCGTTTTTCTACGCCTTTTTCATGAACAATTTTGGCCCGTTTTACCTCATCAAAATCATAACCGATGAAGGCAAAGCAAGGTTTTTGATAGTGTTTTTTCAAGGCCCGTATTTTGAATTTTTCTGTGCACCATCTTTTCATCCTGGAAGGGATCATTGCGTATTTATCACAGTAATTATAAATATCTGTTGATCCATTGATATTTGGAGTCAAAACGGTTATTGGGCTATGTCCGTTTTTCTTCAGCCAGGATTGAAACATATTAACATATTCGTATGTTTCGGGCCAATCTTCGCCATGATTAACGAACACAGATTCAAACTGAGTGCCTTGCTTCAGCAAATACAAGTGCAAGGCTACCGAATTGACACCGCCTCCGAATGATAAATAATTATTCATAAAAAAGCTTTCTAACCAGTGATTAACCGGAAGATTCCGGTGTGTTCATCTTTGCTATTTCGATGTTCTCTGCTGCCTTGATCGCATCGTTTTTCAAATAAGACCGGTGCTCTACAAGCTTGAACAGCACAAAACAAACCGCTGTAAGAATTAAACCTGTCTTTACGATTGTTGCAATTTCTTGGATCAAGAATATTTTGTCAAAATCCATCGTACCTGCTATGGATTGTAACAGTTCAACAATATTTTTGCTGAACCTTTCTCCTGACAAAACGTCATTCAAAAAGTACAGCAAAACACCAATCACACCGCTTGAACCTTGACCTTCGATTGATTTCCATGCCGGTTTCAAATTTACCATTTTTTACTCCTTACTTTTTTTCAAATTTTCGACTTCCATCACAAGCCGTTTGTTTATATTTTGCTTTTCAATTTCATTTGTGCCTTTAAAAAGCACTTTTTTTAAAACCATGTTCTCATGTATTTCGCACAGGTCGTAAACTTCGCCTTCATCTTCCATACTGCCGGCGGCGTCCATTGCTCTATCGGTTCTAAAAAACAATCTGTTATCACATTTCTTCCCGCATATATCACAAATTTCAATAGTCGTCATTGATTATATTTCTCCATGCATTGGCGGCATTAGCCGCGCTCTCATTAACCTCATGGTCATTCTGATTTTCTATTTTTTCATAGTACAATCTCGAAAGTGAATCTATAACATCTTCAACCAGGCCAAGTTTTTTACCTGAAAAGTATGTTGAAATGTCATCCAAAATAGCGATTGAAAAACTCAAATTAACAAATTGGTCTTGCAATTCGCCATTCCATGTTTGCCTTTCAAACGCCTCAAACCAGCGGCAAAACGTATTAACGTTTTTCTGTTCTAAGGCAGGCCACTGGTCCATAGCACTTACTACAATATTTTCAGCGTTTTTGCAATTGCCAATTTTTTCGAGTGTTGCCTTTGCAAATGCGAGCAAGGCTACTGTTTTTAGTTCGTTTTTCGTCATTGTGTGGTTGAATGTTTAATTAGGCGGCGGCGCGTTGTTCGCATTTCATAGGCATATAACATAGAACTAATCGGATTGCCGCATTTCGCAAAGGCAAATCCAGTTATCAGTTGCACCGCATTTAGAACACGGAACACCGTGATCGACTGACGGCGGCGATTCCGCTTGAGTGTTGGGTTGTGCTGCGCAATTATCGCAGAACGGTAGCACCCTGAATATCCACTTCCCGTTTTGTAGCTTTGGGCCTGGATATTCCACCGATAATTGTTTCTCACAATTCATACATATTATTTCAACCGTATTTATTATTTGCATGTTCTCCTCACAACGATTAGTTAAGCAGCGGTGTTTTTCGTCAGCTTGTATGGTTGGTTGGGCGGCACGGAGGTATTTAGTTTTTTTATGATAAACGCACCGTGCTTGGAAAACTAACCTCACCACGTTTAAGGCGTCCAACCAGTGATTAACCGGAAGGTTTTTGTTTGGATGTTGAACGTTCAACTTTCAACATTCAACGTTCAACGATTAGCTCACCGGCGCGGGTTTTAGACCGGTGGAGAGATGGGTTAAGATGCGCACTTTTTGCATAGTTTTATGGTAATGTTTTTAAATTCTACAACTACGTATTCCTCGTTTAATAAAATCGTTCGGCCGCAATCAAGATTTTCACATTTTGTTTTTCCATTTGATCTTAATTTATATTCTATAGACATTTTTTTAGCTCTTAATCCTATTAATTCTGAAATCCTACAAATCATAGTTCGGTTTTGATGTGGTGGGCGCAAACACCCGCGCCCACCCTACCGGGCTGATCTTATTATAGCTTGTCAAAACAATTCCAGTTGATTGGCATTAAGCCTTTTTCTGCGCTCACTGCGTCGCAAACCGGCATCATGCCGATTGTGGCATCTCTGACACAGTGCCGCAAGGTTTAGCAAGTTAGATGCTTCTGGCCTGTGATCATAAACATGGGCGCAGGTGAGAACCACTTTTGAACCTGTAATCGGATGAGGTTTGTAGTTTTCAGCGCCGCACCATTCGCAATGATTTTTGGCACGGAAAAACCGTATAAATCTGGATCTGGTTTTCCAATCTTTTGGATATCTCATCTTATTTTCAGGTCTGATAGGCACAGTCTTCTCCTTCCCCTCTGAAATTGCTAACGATCAATTAAGCGGCGCGGCTGTTTTGCGTCCGCTTGAGCGGTGGGTTATGGAGCCGCAGGTCGGATTCGAACCGACGTCATCACGCTTACAAAACGTGCTCCCGGCCAACTGGGCGACTGCGGCATAACGCCGCGTTTCAGCCGCGCAAGCCACACAGGACATGCGCGGTGAGACGACGCTATTTATGACGATGCGCTTTACAGCGGGCGCGGGCTTGCGTCGGCTGCAAACGCATTGTTATCATTGCTGACTACGATAATGCGATCCATAATGCCGACTGTGTTTCAATGGGGGTGTAGATGCTCTCATCATATCCATCATCCCAGGGATCTTTCGTTTCATCAAGAACCTTTGACCCGAAAGCATAACATTGTCCGCTATTATCAATATTCAAACACCGCCTCGTATCACAATGTTTGTAAATCTCTATCTGTTTTTCTGGTAAATACGAATCCGTGATTGTTCCCATGTGCATAAAATCATGAAGAAAATATTCTGGATCTCTCTGGAATAGTGGAAACGGAGACGACTGGATAATATCAGGCGTTACTTGTGCGATAATTGCTTCAAACGGTTTCCAATTCGGCTGTGTTGTTTCTAAATACGTAATCATAAGGACTCCTCCTGTTCAGGGTTTCCTGTTTTTAATGAGCTATCGAGCAGACAAGAACAGGATACTTGCTTTTCGGTGGCGACCCTATCTCGATAGCATGATAACGTTTGAATTCAGCGGCCGGCTTTTTAGGTCCGCTGGAATGACAGGTTATAATAAATGTGCGTATCTTGATTTACGAACCGTCAAATGTTCGGGCAAATACCCAAGTTTTAGTGCGTCATACGCATCCATCGGTGATATGCTTCCAATATCAACGGCATCCTGTAAATGTGACCATACCGCATTATTTGCAGGTCCTTTTGGGCTAACTCCGTAAACACCGCCGTTCCATTTCATTTTTTCGAGTTCACTATATAGTTTGTCTGAAATCATTGTTTTCCCTCCATATAACCAGCGATTAACCGGAAGATTCCGGCTTATTTTTTAATTCCATCCAAACCGTTAAGCTCATCTTCGACGAATGGAACGATATCCGCCGTCCAAAAAAGTTGCTTTACCGGTGTGCCGTCACTATGTTTTTTATTCGTGTCCTTGATCATTGAATACGGTTTGCCTTTTTCCGTCGGTTCCCATTGCAGCTTTTTTTTAGCATCACGAAATGATTTTTGGAAACCAGCACTTTTAAGCAGTTTATTAACTTGTGTAGCAGGAATGCCACCTAAACGATTTCCAATAGCTGTAGGTGTAAGATCAAGCTCCTGTTTTTTGGAAATCAAGTGCGTGACGCCCAATGCTTCCATACAATTAAAACCATGTAGCTTAATTACGCTTTTATTCGCGGTAAGCAATGCCTGATTCCCTTCAATGCCGAAAGTCTTAGCCATTTTCACGAACGCATTAAAATCTGAATTTACGCGAGATATAGAAGGTTTTTTTATTTTGGGTGCATTCCCAATAGCAGCTTTTTTGGCGATCTTTTCACACTCTATAAAATATTGCCTGGCTTGTTTGCCCTTTTCATTCCTTTCAACCATCGCAAGTTCTTTGGCCATGTCGATGGAAACATAGTATTCCTTTGAAGGTCGGCCACCTGTGGGGTTTTTTCCGCTTTTGGAAAAAACCTCATAGTCCAGATTTTCTTTAAAACCGTACTGCTCAATACGTTCTTGAATCCAAGCTGCAAAGACCTTACCGACTTCCAAAAATGCATGTAGCTCACGCGCATCAACCGCAGTAACTTCTTCTTCACCAATGGTCTTTTTTTCGATCTTGATTAGTTCATTGTTCATTACTCTGCCTCCTTTCAAGGCTTAAAGCATTAGAAAAATAAAAAAACCCGAGCTTTGCTTACGTCGGAGTATCGACGCCCACGTCCTCACGGATGGTGGAAGCTCGGGTAAATACACAATATAAAAAGCCGCTGACGTGGGCTTTACCGATACTCCTAATTTCAAGCACCACCAACATATAAAATTTTAAAATGGCTGTCAATAGCTATGTGGTTTCATGTCTATTTTATATCCATCAATCCGCTTGCAACAGCCGCGGCAACCTGTCCGGGAGCGTAACAACCGTAATCGGTATACAGAAACCCACCAGCCTCGACGGTATATTCTTTTCCGCTGAAAATTACAACAGTGCCGTCTTTTAAGTGTTCAGGTGGTTTATCATTCGGGTTTTCAAAGGTTTCATTTTCAGTTGCATAATCGTTTTCACAGCTTTTTTTGAAATATGCCCAAAAATTGGTCCTGAAATTATTGATAGCATAAAGCGCATTGGCTTTCACGTAATCAATACCGTGTTCATCAATTAGCAATTCAAGCTCTAATTTTTTACGCGGTGTTAGTTTTAGGGTTTTGGGAAAGATATTTAAAAGCGACTGCGGCGGCTGTGTTGTTGTAGTTTGTTTTCTAATACTTTTGTTTTCTTGTAATGGGTAAAGTTTCTTTACCGGTTCTGGTAAAGTTTCTTTAGTAGTACCACTAAAGTTTTTTGACCGGTTAAATTTCTTTACCGGTAAAGTTTCTTTAGTAGTCGTTGTTTGCGGGTCAATCCAATTTATATCGAATAGCCTTACGCTTCTCTGACCACTTCCAATAATTTTTATTGATTTTTTTGATAAAAGCCCATTGATTGCTTTTATAACGGTGGGATCGCTTAAACCAGTCTTAGAGCTTATATAACTAATCGAAAAGCGTTTATTTGGTTTATCATATCCAATGTTTTTCCTAACCATCAGACCCAAAATTTTAAATTCAGCGGATGTGAATTTTTCTATATTGTCTAAAATAATATTTGGAAATTTTGTCCAGTTTTGGACTGGTTTCTCGATGGGTAAATCTTTTTTTGACAAGTCGGGGTTCCTTTCGATGCTAAGGATTTATAACAGGTGAATGAAGAGTTGTGGGGAAGCCGTCTCACCGTTGACGGGTTTCGGAAAAGTTGTACAGGCTTTCCCTATCCCCTTTTTCAGGGGCTGTATCACGATTAAATTATTATTGCAACAAAAAAAGCCGATCATGTCTTCAAACCATGACCGGCTTAATAATTTCCCTAATTTAATTCACGTTGTGCTGACCCATTTTTTGTAGATTACATAGACCCTCCTTTCTATGAAAAATCACAATAGTAACGGCAAAACGGTTGTTGACATAACGCCAAGACCTGTTTTCCCGAGTTTCAGAATCAACGATAAAATTTCATCATATTGTTCAGATTTTGGGTTGTCAAGCATCTTTTGGATAATTTCATTCGTGCTTACAGCTTCTTTGTCGAAAGCATAGAGAAGGCTTTTCGTATCCCGGTCAAGCATCCCCCATTTTCGCTGCAAAATAGGCCTTGCTTTTTTGTAAGCATCGACGGCCAGGCCCCAAAACATTTTCATGTCATCAAGTGTAACATATAGGCTATTTCGTCCTTTAAGTTTAACAATCAACAATGAGAAAGTCGGCCTAACCTCCCCGTCTAAAACGTCCCATTCCTGATCCGTAAACACCGGTTTCCCTTCAGCGGTTGACTTGTCATGCAATTCTGTCAGCAACCTAACAGTGTTATTGAAATCTTGCTCAAGCCTTGATATGCCTTCATTGGCTTTGCTCATATCAATTACATGATCCGTTGCGGGGCGCATTGAAGCGCATCCATAAGAAAAAGCCATGAACATGAAAACAAAAATTAATTTTTTCATCTTTATTCTCCTAATCAAAAAGTATTGGTATTTCTTTCTTGAACCCTTCTCGACAACTAATCATTAGTTCTCTTATTTGCGGATGCGCTTTTTTGCTGCATCTAAGTTTGAAAACGTGCATCCATTCCCTTGAATTGGCGGTCATCACAATTTCAGTTTTTAAACTGTTTGGTAAAATTTCGCGTGCTTGTTCTGGACTGCTTCCAGACAATATAAGCGCTTTATATGATTCTTCTGAAAAATCACAAGACGCCCTAAAAGCATGCTTTTCCGTATTAGACCAATCATCCCACCAAACAGGTTTAATGAATTCCATATCGCCGCCATAGCGAACATAACGGGTCGATTCCTGGGAGTAGGAGGCCAGCCGGTGGCGCACAAGTTCATGGGTAACACCGCGGTTGGTAACAAACCTTACAGATGCAACAGCATGTTCAATGACAGACTCATGCCCGCTTTTCTTTAGCATCTGAACGAATTTTAAGGCCGATCCTGTGCTTATTTTGTCTTCTGACTTGTAACAAGTCCTTCCGGCCTTCTCAATCAATTCTAACGGCTTACGGGGCCTCTGAATCCATTCCCAATATTGGTCAACAATTTTCATTTCTTTTCACCTCCATTTGGTCAAATATTATCTTTTATTTTTGCCGCGCCTATCCATTCGGACATATATTCCGTTTACCAATTTATCAACAATTTCTTCAATTATTTTTTCACCCCACACCTTTATTTCAGATAACTGTTTCCTGCCATAATAATCAATCCGTTTTGAGATCATATCGTTTACTTTTTGCGGTGGGCACTCCTCATATTTTGTAGCAAGCAAAGTCAAATCTTTCCTGTTTTTAACAGTTGCTCTCAAAGCAGGTTCAATTTGTAGCATAATCTCAGTTTGGTTTTTAAGCATTTTTTTTTGGTTATCTGAAAGCTTATCAAAATCAACTTTTAAATTTTCACTTGATTCAACTATTGATTTATCAATTTTTGATAACTTGTTTAATATTACCAATTGTTTGCGGCAAATTAAAAAGCAAATTACGACGATAACAATAAGGATTAATACGTGCAAAATATCAATGTAAATCATTTTTATCATGTATCCCCAAATTGGTTTTGATCTCAGTTATCGACGTTGAAATTTCATGGCTTCGTTCCTCTATTTTTATACCAAGGTGAAGCAAAAACCCAGTAATCATTATAATTGCCGGAATCAAAAATCTAAGAACATACACAATCGTCTTTTTTTTCAAATATCTTTTATCACTATCATCTTGCAAAACCTTAAGCCGTGAATCAGAATCGGCCTTACAAGCTTCAATTATACTCTTTGATTCCGCTCTCAATAATTCTATCTTTTCATCAATTCCTCTTTCGTATGCGGCCCTTTTTGCATCAGATTCATCCTTCATAGTCTCAAATTCAAGACGCAAAAGTGCAAGTTGCTGTGAAACCATGTCTCCGTAAACAGAAATATTTTTATCCGGGTTGTACAAATCCATTTTTATTCAGTTTCTTCTACGGATTCCGTTTCGCCGTCAATTTCTTCCTCTATTTCTTCTTCGGGCTCCTCAGCCAGCTCTTCTAAATTACCGTTTACGTTTGTTTCGGCGGGCGAGTATGTGCTTTGACCGCTTGCATTTCTGCTATTGCTGTTGACGGAGTGTTGCCCTGATATTGGATTGTTATCACTGCCAACCGCGGTGTTCCCCCCAGCATTTCCTTGAGTTCCGTTGCCTACGTTATTATCACCATCACGCATCGAGACTGATATTTTATCGCCTACCTTATCAATAGCAGCTACACCAAGCCCATACATACCGCCTATGGTTCCGAGAAACGGTATCTTATCTGTGAAATTATTAAGCACGTCAGCGGCTGTGAGAGGCGCTTTAAGAGGCGCATCCTGTTTATCGTATATTGCCATAACAATAGGCTGTAAATGAGCCACAGCGCGCTCCCTGGCATCAGCAAGCCTCGCCATACCGTTCCACCTTGAAGCCTCAATTGCCATTTGTGACATTGAGTAAAAAGCGTATTGGATATCATTTGTCGGCATCGGCATTCTTTGGGCTTGAACCATGCTATTCTGAATCTTTGCCTGCGCTTGCTCCTCAAACGGCTTCAGAATATCCTTAATGGTTGTCGTTACATTTCTCAATGTTTCCCGTTGGTTCGTGCTTCTGTATAATGTTTGATCAGCGTTGCTTCTTGCATACTGCTGATAATTGCTTGAAGCACACCCGGAAAACAATGCAATTGATGCAAAAAAAAGAATGCCGATATGCGATTTCATATTTTTGTCCTTGATTTGTAATTACTCAACAACGTCAAAGCCTCTGATTTATGGATTGGTTTTATTATGCTCGCGGTTAATTGTTTCATGCGGAACCAAGGCAAGCTCCACATCCCCCCATCGCCTTTTGAAATATCAAGCAAATAGCATCTAAGCAACCCTTTTTTGACGACTACGCTTTTAGGGTATCTTGAACCAGACTTCGGAAGCTTCGCCCAATCATATATAACCCCTATTCGATATTGAGGAGTTTTTAAGAAAAAATCAACAATATTGACTTGAACGGCGATCAAAAAATTGATTGTTTGAGGCATCAAAAAAGGAACTACCAACAATATAAAAATAGGATTTTCAAGTATTTTATTTAAATCCATCTTCCCCTCTCTTATGGGCTTTCATAAATATCAAATCTTGGCGTACCGATAAGCTTTACATCCCAATTTCCATCAGGAATCTCGTTTTCATTTTCATCCATATTTTGGCCGAGTGAAACCAGCGTAGCATTAGTCAAATAGATCGGTTTAAAAAGCTCCTCATCAATAAAGTACCTACCGCATATTTTCCCGTGTGTCTTTAGATCAATATTTGCAATGCCATTTTCAAATGGCACTCGAATTGAGAAAAAAGGCCCGTCTTTATTTGAGATTGTAAAAATCCATGCATCTGTTATTGGCAATAAAGGACTGTCCGGCTCCCCCATAGCGTCGTTCAAATAAGGACCAAATCGAATGCTTGCTTGTATATTGATCGTTGACCCTTCGAAATTATTGGGAGCACCAACGATGTTATTTGTAGATGCCGTAGTCCCATTAACGCCTGGTGATATTGACACATGAGCATATAATTTAGGATTAGGAGATGGCAAATACTCAAGATATTCTGGTTTAAAGGCATCCCCAACTCCAATAGGCTGGTTATTTTCATTCAGTGCTGAATTGCTGATATAAGCGCATTGATCCCATTTAATCACATCTCTTTTTGGAAAATTGCTTGGATCGGTGTTGTCATTTTTTAAAATGGCAATAATACGTTGCTCGTATCCTCTTGTAAAAATTATCATTTTTATATCCTTATAGTGTTGAAAAATCAATCAATGTAGTAGTTTTTGTTGTTCCGCCAGCTGTAATTTTTACCATAATATCTCCATCATCTCCTGAACCTGTTCCATCACTTTGCCAAATATATGAACTTCCCTCATCAGGTGTTCCTGGGTCTGAACTTCTTTCCAGTAATTTCAATGTGTTTAAATTTACTGATCCAGAAGTATACTCGACATCGTTATCGTCTTGACTCCAATAACTGTCTCCACCGGCACTCAGGAGATCATAGACCTCTATCTTATAATAACCACTTTGATTTGTTAAAATTTCTATATCCCCATCAGTCGGGTCAAGATACAATGTTCCTGCGGTTGCCGTGGATACTATGATGCTATTATTAAGACTGTCTACCTGCTTTATACCATAGCCATATTCACCACTGTTGTACATACTCGGCAATAATTCATAAGAATTAGCATCGGTACCGTCAGAAGAGTAAAGGACTTTTACATGTAAATCCTTCAGGCTCCTTCCTAAGTTATGCACCACATTACCACCGAGAGTAGTTCCTAACTTCTGATTCGTCCAATCACTACACGCTACCCACCCAGTAGTATATTTCCTCAGACCATTGCCTTCGTATGAGGCTATTTCTTCTATGTAGGCGGTGGAAAAAAGATTATTTACGGCACTTATTGAACCTTCAAGAAATACAATCCTCAACTCATACTCTGTGTCAACCAACGGAGTAACAACAGCCCAAGCTGTAGGAGCCTCATTAAACTCTAAAGCAGTGCTATCCGGTCTTATGGACATACTTCTTTTTCCAATATAAGAAGTCCCATCATGCCACTGTAGTTGTGCTCTGGCATTAGCGGTGGAATCAAAAGTGATTAGCGATTCAGCCGTTAGCATGTAAGTCTTCCCAGCTTTCAAGGTTACTTTGTAACTAGATAAAGATAGATTATTAGTATCTATGGTGTCAAACTTAATAGGATCACCAATGCTTACATCAGCTGTCTGATTCGCCGACATTGTCAGCAAGGCATAGTCTCTCTGTGTAGCTACTGCATTGCCTACTATATCCCAGTTCGTACCATTCGAGCGGAGAGTGAGAGTGCCATACTGAGCGATTGAGACGGTGTTTTTACCGTCTATTGTCTCAGTGCTATTTGCATCAATCGTAACAGTGCCGGAATTTACATTCTTGAAAACGAGTTCTTGTCCGGTGTTGTCTGTTGAGTTATATGCACTTGCAGCAGAATGTAGTGCTATTGTGAAATCAGATGTAGAATTGCATCTGATTGTATGGTCTGAAAGTGTAGTTGTATAAGTTCCTATTTTAGTAACTACAGAATAAGAAACGCCACCGATGCACTTTAAACCAGGAATTTCGGAGACATCTGTATCTGAAATCTCTTTAGGGATTCCAGAATATATGGAAAGAGGACGTTTATCAGCCATTACGCTAATTCCACTCCAGGTTGCTTACTAAAAAATATCTCAGTTGCAGATAGTGCTTTCCCAAGATATTGTTGCACGTTTCCAGAGGCTGATGGAATAGAGCCAACGGCAACGGCAGCACCAGCGGTAGTACCAAGGAAATATTTATCCATAGGCGTCAAGCTTGTTAGTTGATCATTTATTCCGCTAAGATATACGGTGGCATTATTACCAGCAGTTACAGAAGCTTTTACAAAACCATCTGCTTCTTTACCCGCAGTTGTAGCATCAGCCTTACGAACTTTTGCGCCAGTGGAAATATGAAGATTTACGAAATCTCCAGCGCTTAGATCCTCAGAAGCTTCGACTGTAGCTACATCCGCACCTATGCCTGTAGGCATAAAAGTTTCATCCCATCTACCGTTAGCACCAACACCAGCCATTTTACCTGCATCGGCCGCACCAGAACTTGTGGTAATTACCTCAACCTCTTTTATCGTGTCTGGATTTGTAGCGTTTTTTGCTAAATACTTATCAGCCATTTGATTAACTCCTTATTAATGAAATTCCTTTTTTAAAATCAATTTTAGTTGATGATATCGGAACGCCAAGGCCGAGAATAAACCCAGTCAATGGTTCTTCTTGCACCATCAACCCATTAGTCGAAAGCCAAAGACCTTTGGTTATATCCCAACTCCAACCGCTATTCTCAACCTTTCCACTAAGCGCAACTGAAGCATTGCTTCCGGCTGTTACCGCCGCAGTAGTTATCCCAACAATCATCCCCGCATGTGCCGGATTTGTATTGTCAGCATACACCAAACCAATATCCGTTTGCACAACCACCCTATGGCCGCCAATATCAACCCCTGCTGGTATAGATACAACGTTCTCACCATTAAGCCCGCCGCCAACATATATGGTTGATGGTGATACCCGCATAACATTCCCACCAAAACGGACATTGATCGGCGTTGGGCCATTTGCAGTGTTGATGACTGTCTTTTCGGAAACTCTTATGTTTAGGTTTTGACTTGGCATGAGAATCCCCTACACAATTGGTTCAGTTCGCGTTGTTACCGTTTTATAAACCTCGACAAATCTCTCATCCTGATTCGCGTCTTTTTCTGGCAGCCAATATGACGCATTCCCATCAACATCAATGTATTTGAACTGATACCAATACTCTCCCGGCGGCAGTGAAATTGTACGGCTTTTATCGACCGTCAAAGTTATAATGCCGTCCGGGTCTTCCGGGTCTGCTTCTGAACCATACGCAAAGCCAGCGATTTCTGCATCCGCGTCCGCCATTTCTATTTCACTTTTCATTGTAAAAAGAAGTGTTCCACCGTCCACGGACACCGGATCACCATTAGAATCAGTAACATAGACCGTATATTTCAGCGTTTCGCCCTGATAAAAATTAGATATTTGGTTTCCCATAATTGCGCCTTATTTTTGTCTTTTCCAAACCTTCCCTTGTCGCTTCACCTTTTTCTTTTCGCTATTTCGGATCGCTTTTCGCTGAAACACCAACGCCGCACGCAACGCATGATACAGTGAGACCGGGCCGCGAAAATCAAACGAAATCCGCACCGCTTTCCCGCCGTAAAACTCAATCGTTACATCGTGCTGACAGCGCCGTAAACTAATCTCAGGCATTAATTTCAACCTCCTCTTTTTGTTGGCGGAACTGAAAATAGCCGTTCTGATCAGAAATTATCTCTCCGTCAACGATAATATCCCCGTCATTATTTTGAATTGCGATTAGCTGCTCGTACTGATTCCCGTCACGGTCGGTTACGTTTTCGGCTATTGCGTAGGCTGGCATGTGAGGCCAGTTTTGGATCAAATAATCAGTATCTAAGCTCTCATAATCGTAGTTGTCGGCTGTTTCAATTACATTGTTGTCGCATCCTGTTTGGGATGATTCCTGGCCGTTTTTCAGTGTCACTGGCAACCTGAATCCAGTTCCATCGGGATGGATTGACGCGCTGAAATCATCCCAATCAGCCAGCCAATCCTCATAATATATCCCATTGCACGCGCCCCCTATTATCCCCTCATTCACGCTGCTACAGTCGGGATCATTATACCATCTAGTCCATCGTGTCGTACTATAATAATTTGTATGACCAACCCATTTATAGCTGCCATCACCACGTTTGTATTTTTCACCGTCAACCATTCTGAATTTCCAATAAGTATAAGTCACACCACAGCATTCAGACAAATCAGAATAACCAGGTGGGCAATATCCAGGTGAAAATATAGTGAGACTGTCATAACCAGCCGCGTAAATTATTGCAGCGTCATCACGGCTTTTGAAATAGTGCGTTGCGCATGGTGATGTTTTGCCATCACAATTCATCCGATTGTCAGTGGATACAACGCCGTTAAATGTTAGGTCGCGCGCCTCGGCTGTATAACCGAGCGATTCTGATTCCGAATCTACTACGAACGAAATAATCTCCTTCGTAAACGGATTATACACAACTCCGGTTCCAGATTCGCCCCACCTTTCCCATGAACCCTCAAAGACATCAAACTCATATAAGTCATAATATTCGTACATGTGAGGGCCGCTCATTTGAGCATACGCAATATAGATTAGATTGCGGTTGATGCCAAGAGCAACCGTCCGGTCCTCTGCCTGTGTTTCTGATGGGTAATCAGTCAGTATTTGAGCATATATCGGAACGGCGCGCGTTAAATGGTCGTTTTGAGTCAGATTCCACAAATCGGCGGATGATTTGTTGCCATACGAAACTAGGATTATATCACCTGCGCGCCAGCCGTAGGCATCCTGATCCGCTTGTAACTCGAAAAGATCAAAAGCCTTGACTGGCGTATATTCGCCCGCTTCTATCTCGGAATCGCAAACAATGCGGTCAGGATATGGGTTATCATCATCCCACAAATCCGTCCATGTCGTATCGTCGTTAGGGTCCGGCTTAAAAATATATTTTTCGTTTTTATGCTCGGCCCAAACACCCCAATAAAAAAACGTGCCTGAACCTGTCGGAACCATCCATGATAGCGCATGAGCGGTGTAATCGCCTACCGTTTTTGAGGCGTGATATTGGCATATCCTGTCGCCGTGCTCGGTGTCTTCCGTGTTTCCGGCAATACAGAACGAGTTGAACGGCAAGCCGATTGCCGCTGCGTCTGTTATATCGACCGTCGTTAGGCTTGAGTTATTGACTTCCTCACAGTCAAACACCCGCGCAACAGTTTCCGCCGTGGGATCATCTGATTGCACAACATTTCCGTCGGCGTCATGCCATTCCAGCGGGTCAACGAAAAAATATAATAGCGATGAACATTGTCGTAACTGCTGGGCAACCCAACCGGCAATTAGCGGTTTTTCAGGTGGCGTTTTAGGCGTGTTTACGTGGGCGTCGTGGGCAATTCCGGGAAGTAGCACGTTGACTTTATCGCCTATTTCGTATGCTTTCCAGGCGTCCTCCCAGTCCCCGGAGCCAGGACAATGCCAGGCGAATTGAGCTTCTATCTGTCCGAAATGAGGAATATTGACCAGCGCTTTGTTGTCGTCTTCGTTAATTTCAATTATTTCACCGGCCACATTTCGAAGATTCAAAAGCGATTGATTGTCACCAGCGCCAAATTCGACTGGCTGCCAGGTTAGACCGCCGTTGCCAGGGTTGTCGCCATATCCAAACGGGACGATCAACTGCTTGTCGCCAGCATCCGCAATGATTCCGCCCTTGTTCCCGAACTGCGCCGCACCGCTGCCCACGGTGATAATCGTCACCCAGTCACCCTCGCGATAATCAACCCAGTCGTCCGGCGCCACCTCGATAATTTCATCCGTCATCAATTGCACACGATAGGAATGATTAGCGTCTGTATATTCACCAATAACGCCGGTAACAACGCCACCCGTAAGACAGACGGACTCCCAAATTACATAGTTTCCGGTGATTTGATTCGGGGCCGGGCAATCAAGAAAGTGAGTAATTTCCAGCTTTGCGCCCGGAATTATGCGGTTGTCTGGCCACTGTGCCGAGTACCCGGCCCCTTCATTTTCCGGGCATCCGCTTCCGCCCCGCGTGTAGGTTATTAGAGTTTCACGGCTTTCGCCAATCAAAACATCAACCGTCGCACCGTTCCAATTGCACGCCTGCACAGCGTCAAAACTAATCGTCGGATGATCGTCGTAAGTCGTTTCGGTTTTTGTATCAGAAGGTTCAGGTGTCGAATAGTCTGGGACTTCCTCATCCTCTGATTTCCACTCAAGAGAAAGCTGCGATTCCTGAATAACGTTCCAGTCGATGCACGGGCATGGGCTTCCAGACGATTGAACAGCTATCTGGATTACACCGTCAGGACACGCACCAAAACCTGCTTTGGGAACAGCAATAGACAGACCGCTTTCGGAATGAAACTCCGGTTTATCTCTGGCTTCGCTTGCCGCGTCAGAGCATATCCCAATTTCTATATCAGCCACTTGATTCTATCACCCTATCTGTTGTAACTGTTTGCCCGTCTTTTGAGCATCGTATTGTAACCGTTTCTCCTACCGTTCGTTCGCCTATTGAAGCATTACCTTGAGAATTTGTCAAACCCTGAAATTTGTTGTTGACGTATACCGCCCACCCCGATTCTGAAATTCCGGTTGTGCAATCGTAGGTGTGAACTGCCTTGACTATTTTCTCGCCATCAACGACCTCTTCCTTTGTTTCTTCCTCTGTTTCTTCCTCTGTTTCTTCGAAAATTGAATCGTCCGGGTATTCCGCGTCTTCTTCAATCGTTCCAAACCTTACGGTTAAACTTGCGGACACTTCGCCCATTGATGCATAAACAACAACTTCTGTCGGTTCCTTGACATTATTGAGTATGTATGTGTCTTTTTTTGATGAATATTTTACTTGCAGAACATTAAAAACTTCCCGGTTTAGTGTTAATGACCGCCCCAACACCGATATCGCTGGTTCAGGTCGTTCTCTGTTTTGCCATTCGTAGCTAAATTCATCATAAGGCGCTTGCGCCAAGGTGCCTTGATCAGAATGAACGAAAGAAATATTTTTACTCAACTTTACATTTATGTTTGACCCTGACTTTTTTAGGGTCCCGGCCATAGATTCGATCTGAACATCGTTATAAGGCCACCGATAAACATCAATATAAACGTCCGAGTTCAACGGGAACACGGATCCATCAACGGTATTTTGATCTGACAATTGCAAATCAATATACCATTGTGCCAATTCTTGTTGACCGGCATCGCTCGAATCGTCCGACGGTTCTTGGAAATTAACCGTGAATTGTTTTTTTACATGTCCTGGCATTTTTAGCCTGAAATCCTTACCTGCTTAGGCGCGTTGCGATAGCCATGAAACCCTAATACGGAACGGTTGTTTTTGTCTTTCACAACCACAACGTTGGCGCCTATTCTTATACTTGCGCCCGTGCTGTTCGGTATTCGTTGCGTCCTTCCGCCAGAACCCGAAACGATTATTTCGCCCGTATTCGTTTTGCCAACAACTCTTGCTTGAGCTACTTTTTTATCTTTGTCTTGAAATGGATTTATCATGTTTCAATTATGCATTTTTGGGCTTCGATGTCTATAAAAATTGCAGGGCCGTCATATTTTTTCTTGACTCGCATTATGTGGAATACACCTTGGATATCATCATCAACATCATCAATTAATATTAGCCGCCCTGGGAATACATCTTCATTGTAAACGGCTTCCATTGATACGGTTTCGCGGTCATAATAATTGGAATCAATTTCAGCTTTCCCCCTTGCGAGTTTTGCTATTTCAGCGGTTAGAAGATCATCCGAAATAGAATCCGGGTTGACGTTTGACCCATCTCCGATTGATACCATAAGGTCATCCCCTCCCTGTATCGGTATCAACATTTCACCTATCAACTGCGAAACATTCGCACCAAAGCACCGGTATGAGTGATATTTTGTTTTATAGGTTATCTTAGCAATGCCGGTTATTTCATTGCTATTTCTGAGATAATTACGATACGGGAAAAAGGTGACATTGCCACCATCATTCCCAAGCCATTTTACATCTGATATCGAGACAACCGGCTTTTGAGCAGTTCCATATCCTGAGTCAAAAACAACTTGCTCATCTTCAATTGTCAATTCCGTAACGCCTCGACGCTCTATTTTCCCGGCTGTTACGCTTAACGTAATCGACTCCGGTTCATTCGGTTGTGGGTAATATGCCCTAACAATCGCATCACCGCCAATAACCGGCGACGGATCGGATTCAACTTCAATGTTGAAATCAACATCAACGTTAGAAGTCGGCCCAAGCACTTCAACAGAATTGTACTTATCACCATGGTCTATTTTGCTTGAGATTGAAAAAATTGATCCTCTATCGAATATTGCAACGTAATTTGCTGTCTGCATTTCAAACGGCCTGATAGGATAAGCAGGACGCACTGTAATGGCCCCGTCTTGATCGCACTCCATAACTGCCCCAATTGAATCAGCGAGTCTCTTGACGGCGCTTACAGCGTCTCCTGTGTGGCTATATGCATCGGATAGCATCCAATCGACCGCATCCCAGGTTATGCCGGAAATGAATTGACCGGCCATATCCGAAACCATGCTTGGATCATATTCAGCATCCACATAAGAAAAACCACTTCCATATTGACCGCTAACAGATATCCCGAAAATGTCGAAAGCGAACGGCGTGCCATCACAATCTATCAAAAGAAACCATTCCGTAATTGTATTTGTAACAACTTTAATTCTTGCATCACTGCTTTTCCCGGTTTTGCTTATGTAATAATAGAGATCAGGGTTGATGCCGCTTATTGATATTGTGTTGTGGGCGGCCTCTTGCGAGTATTCTATTTCAAAATATTCGACGTAACCTTTGATGTTTTTTTCATCCAAATAAATCTCATAGGTGTCATTGTGGAGAACGTCCGACAGTCTGCCTATTTGGTATGGATAGACATTTACAGATCGCATCATCGGATTTTGTATCGGCCAAGGATATATATTGACCGATTTCAATGCCGTCGTGCTATATGCATACGGATAGATATTAACAGACTTGACGCCAAGAGAAAGTTTTACCTCATACACATTGACATCATAACGTGGAAAGGCCGTTTTGTATACGGATACACTTGCCATAGTCGATGTTTTGGTCGGGTATATGTTTGCATCATAAACACCGAATCCTTGCGGATAGATATTCTCTGAGAACACCCCCGCCGATGTCGGATATATGTTTCTCGAAACAGGCAAATTATGTCCACATCCACGTTAAATCGAATTGATTTTCAGAAACCGCCGTGGCCGCGCTTGGCAAGTCTTGTTTGACTTTTACATGAAACTCAGCCGGCCGCATCGTAAAATTTATCGTTTCGTTTGTGGCCCAAGTTCCTCCCCATCCTGCGCTCGGTATTACGAGTGCATCCGCTCCGGTTTCAGGATCAACATAAGTAAAGTCAGCGCTTGTCGTGCCGCTTCCCATGTTACCGGCGTTCAAACCGGAAACCGTAAAAGCGGTCGCGCTGGTAAAAGTGATTGTTATGTCATCGTCAAATGTTCCCAAGCAATCCAATTGAACCGGGTTGCCGGACTCATCGAATGTGCCGGAAGTACTTGTCTCAACCCAACTTTCAATCGCTGGCGTGGTGTTGTCTTTTTGTAAACAACAGGCGGCATAGGTGTTTGATGTCCCATAAGCGTTCGGGATCGGGTCATCAAGATCGACGGTGGCCACGTTTCCGCTGTACGAGTAAGGTTTTTCTCTGTACGTGATCGTTATATTGGTGGCATTGTCAGGCGCGGCTGTGAACGTTATTGGGGTAGTCCACGTGCCATCTGCCATATTTAGTTGACCGGCTGAACAATATCCTGTGCATGTACCATCCGCGCCAATCGTAACAGTTTGAGGAGAGCCACTTACCGTCACCGTAACGACCGGGCGCATATCTGGTATATTCCCAACAATCCCGTTCGTAGCGTTCGCCAGGGCAGACAGCGTAGGGGAAGTGTCAGAGCCATCGCCATCGCCAATATCTTCATCCTCATATAAATTCTCGGCGATTGTAACGAACGCTTCGGTATTCGTACCGCTCTGGTATGACATAACGATATTGTCACCCATATAGCGGCCCTTGAGATAGATAATTGACTCATCTAATGCGATTTTCCCCCAGGTTCCGCCTGACAATTCAACAGAATCACCAACCGTAACACCGGAACCAATCGTTTGAGAAGTGAAAAAATAATCGGCAATGTGAAGCTCGTTGCCATTGATGAAACTCGGCTCGTTGCTTTCCATCAAAAGTTCAACTTGAACCTCAGACCCGCTTCCGGTTAATGCCGAATTCAACTTTCCGCATCCGCACCAAGCGGTATCGGCTTCGACAACATCCGCATTTGTTTCACGCCAATCCGCATCCGCATAAAGATATTTGTCATCACCATTTGAAGGCATTTCCTGAAAGCCCATGACATTGAACATGCTAACATTCGATGCATTCTCATTTTTCATGAACATGAATCGTATTTTATCAGCAATCCCGTCAACCATTTCTCCACGAGTCGGATAAGGAAAAAGGGCCTGCTCTGAATTGTCAATTATCTTTTTCGTTCCCCTTCTCCCGCCATTGGAAGAAGTATCTGAAATTCTTTCAGCGTGATATTTTACGCTCTCCGCAACCGTTGGCATAATATTTTTTACCTTTCAAAATTGGTTTAGGGGCCGGCCGGCGTGGAGGTGGCGCCGGCCTTTAACGGTGACCAGCCGCGCCCCTGGACCCTACATTGAGAGAAAAGAGCAAAGCTCAATGCGGGAATTTATATGAACACTATTTTTATAATCACATTGTTGAAATGATCTTCATCGTTTGGGAAAGTTCTCGTTTCAATTCTATCCGCATAAACAGATGGCGGGTCTTCATTTCGGAATCGAAAATTACGCTCCGTGCCGTTGTAAGAAAGCGTATATTGCGCCAACGGAGCCACAGACAAGGCTTTGATGCTCTCAATCTGAGACCGCGTTAAAACGCCTCTCCGTTCGCTTCCGACTATGTTTATCGGTTGATCCGGTTCGGCCTGCTCATAAATATGATTTTGCCTGTTCAGAGCGCGTTTTGACACATTATGAACACCAGAATATGAGAGTTCATCTTGAAACCATAAGTCCGGCAATTCAACTGTGTCGTCTATCCACATTGAGTATATCATTAGAAAGCACCCGCCATTTTCTGTCTTTGCATTTCACGAGTCAGTTGTTTTAGGATTGACTCATTCCCAAATATTGAACCTTTCTCTTTAGGCGTTACTACCATAATCCGGCCTAAGTCTTTGATGTCATCAAGGTTAAGACCATTATTATTTATCGTTGTCGATCCGCCGCCAACCTTCGCACCATCGGCAAGTTTTAGAACCGGTCTCATAACCGGTTGACGCCTTGCAGCGATAAAAGCACCTTGAGAAGCCTTTATTGTCGGCATAAATTTTGAGAACAAATTGACAGCGTCTTGGCGCGTTCTTAGGCGATTGATTGAATCCATAAGACCGGGCATAAAACCGTCTATTACTCGCGTTGATAATGCGTTTGTGACCCTCTCACCAAGCGTCAATAATGCTGGTACTGTGTCTTTTCGAGAATATCCAGGAAGCTTAAACCCACGCGATAATTTCAACGGGCCTGAATCACCTGCGACACCGCCCCCCGATTTTGCCTCTTGAGTGACAACTTTTATAATTTTCGTTTCGGTTTTCGTAAGTTCGGATATTTTTCTCTTTGCTTCGGCATCGTCCGCATCCACTGGAACGTCAACCTTTTTATCGGTATTTTCAATCGCTTTCAAAGCCTCATCAAGAGCGGTCAATGCTGGTTTTTTTAGATCAATTTCAGGTTCTATTTTTGCGAATTGAGCATCTAACGTTTCTTCCATTTCCTGAAGGTTTGAAAGCTCAATTCTTACATTTGCTGTGAGATTATCACCTATTGCATTTAGTTGTTCCTGAATCGTTTTTGCCGCTTCGGAAGCGCCTTTAGCGAGTTCAACGTTTGCTTGTTTTTGAGGCTCTAACACATAATCATTATACGCCTGCCTGATTTGTTCATAACCCTGAATTTGATTTTCAGTGACCTTATCTTGGCCTTGCATGTTGGCGACTTGCAGCGACTCCGCGTGTTTAGCCAATCTCTCGGCTGTTTCATAGTCTTTATTGGCGGATGCTTCTTTCAGTTTAGCAAGTGTTTCTTCGAGTTCTTTTTGACGAGAAGCCCTTTTCTCTTCATCAGTTAATCCTTGACGCCTAAATTCAGCGACCTTTTGTTCTGTGGTAAGATTCGCTTGCCTTATTTTTTCCGTAAATTCTAACGCCTTGTCTGTATATTTTTTTGCTGATTCAATTGCCTTATCATACGCATCCTGAGCGGCCTCCTTGAATTTCTGCATCTCATCTTTGGTTGCCTTAATTGCCTCTCGTGGCTTTTCAAGCGCCGATTGTTGAGAAACCTGAACAAGCATCCCATCAAGCTCTTTCAATTTAGCGGTTGCATCGGCAATAGCCTCCGAATCTTTTTTGGTTTCGGCAACGTTTTTCATTGCAATCCAATAGACACGGGCTTTTTTTAATTCAGTTTGCATTTGAACCAATTGGTTTACGGTTTTGCCGGAAAAATCCATTGCACCAAATTCTGAATATTTATCAATCAGATTTTGACTGTTTGTTACGAGATTTTGAATTGATTCTTTGGCCGCCTTTTGAGCGTCCCGCATTGAATAATAGGCTTTGATCGCCTCATATATTTTCGAAATTCCCCAAGCCGCTCCAACCGCTGCCAAAACCGGAAGCAATGTTGTGAACGCTAATTTCAATTTTCCAACAACCGTAGTGGTAACTGTCATTCCAGCATTAACGACCGCAAGGTTACGAACATATCCGAAAAGGCTTGTTGCAACCTGGCCTTGCAAAATACCTGAAAGCGTTGTGAATGCAGCTATCATCCCTGCCAATGCCACAGCCGTTGACCCCATGACAACTAAAAGGCTTCCGAGAACTCCTACAATCGCCAACAATATCGGAGTAACAGGGCCAAGAAATTTCCCAACAGATTGAATTATTCCTATCAGCTTTGTTGCGGCCCCTGCTATTTTCGCAAGGATTCCAAGCAATGGCTCCCCCGCTGAAATTAATAGTCCAGAAACCGCTGATTTGAGTAGCGTCAAAGAACCCAAAAAACTATCCAACCGAGTTTTCGCCATCTTCTTTGCGGCTCCGGACGCTTGTTCAAAAGCACCTTGCAATCCTTCAATGTCATTTGTCGCTCCGGCCGCTGCAATGGCCGCAGTTGATGTATATTTCCCAAATATTTCGGTTGCATCGGCGAGGTCAACTTGCCTGCCTTGAAGGTCTTTTAGGATCGGTATTAGTCCCCTGAAATTGCCTTCCGAATCTTCCGTTGAGATGTTCAATTCTTCCAATTTATCGGCGGCGCGTCCGGTCGGGCTTAACAGCGATATAAGCATCCGTTTGACAGCATGACCGGCATTCGATCCCTTTATACCGGCATTTGCAAGCCCGCCCAAAAAAGCGACCATGTCCTCCATTTCGGTGTTTGTGCCTTTTGCGGCTGGGCCTGCGATTCTCATTGCTTGTCCAAGTTCAGAAACGCTTTGATTCGATTTGTTGGCGGCGGTCGCCATGACATCCACAACGCGGCCAAGTTCTTCCACCTCAAGACCCAAACCGGCCAAAACATTGGTGCTAATATCAGCGGCCTTAGCCATTGACAAGTTACCAGCCTGAGCAAGCGCCAAAGTGCCTGAGAGTGCCTCTGTCGCTTCCCTTGCATCAAGACCAGCCATAGCAAGGAATTGAAGTGCCTCGGCTGCCTGTGAAGCCGTGGCGGCGGTTGTGGCCCCCATCCGCTTAGCCTCATCTGACATGGCCTTAAAGCCTTCTTCACTCACATCGGCCATGACAGCCTTAACCGCTTGCATCTTGTTCTGAAAATCAGCGGCCTCTTTTACTGGAAATGACAAAACACCGATCATCTTTTGCCCGATGTTAGCGACATCATTACCGGCCTGGCTTATTCTCGCGAAATTATTGTTTAGAGTTTCAATAACTTTTGAGAATCCGCCAACCTTTTTTGAAGTTTTGTCAAACTCGCTTCCGGTTCTTTTTACGTTATCACCGGCATTCTTGATATTTTCGGAAGCTGACTTTGTAGATTTTGAGGCTATGTCAGCGCTTTTTACAAAAGTATTTATGTTTTGTGCGGCGCTTTTGGCGGTCTTATTAAAATTCTCAAATTGTTTGTTGACAGCAGCAGCATTTTTAACAAAAGACGCATTTATCCTATCCAATGCGGCCATTGAGTTCTTAATCGTGTCAAGGGCATTGATAACATCGTTAGCGCCCTTAGTTGTGAATTTTGTTCCTAATGCTGCTTCAGCCATTTTTTATCTTATCCTATTTATTGAATAAATATTTTTGTATGGCACCTATCATGGTTATTCCAATACGGCGGTCTCACCCTTCCAAACCTACTTCCGCTTTCATCTGGAAGATATCTGACAGGATGCCCGTCCGAATCATACATAGACTTATCTCTGTCTAAATATTCGATCGTAATATCATTAACGCGCCCCTTTCCTCTTGATGCATCCTTGCCTATATATTTTATATTTTTTAATAAATTTAATAATTTATTTTTATCACCAACTGCATAAGAATAAATTTTATCAACTAATTTTAAATCCATTGGCATATTTCTATTGCCAGTCGTGAATCCCATTGTACTAATAGAGCAATTTAACATTTCGATTCGATTTATATTAAATCTCCTACGTCTATATTGTATCGAACTATTAAATTTTTCTCCTGGAAATAGCATGCTTGCCTTCCAACCCCAATGGCCATCTATTTCCCATTTTTCTAACGGTAAATCAGCGTCTTCAGGCACATCATTTGCATTGGTTAGACGATCACAGCCATTATTTGCGAAATATTGATATGCCAAAATACCATCTAAATGATGTATGCCTGTCAAAAAAACGCCAGTACCATCTAAATGAAAAATTATTTTTAGATTATCCATAGAAGTATCCTTTTTTATGAGGATCATATTGGATATCTATTTCAAGCCTATCTCTCATTGTTTCTATTGCTCTTTGTGCAGTTCTAACAGATATCTCAAATTTTTTAGCTAGTTTAGTCGCATTTGGGAATTTATCTTTTTCAACCTCGCTATCAAACCATATTATTCTTTCAAGAATCGGGAAACATTTGCAATTGTTTTTCGAAAACATTTTCAGTTTTCTGATATTCTTTTCTTTCTTTATTAACTGATTCTTTTTTTTCATCTTTCAATTCCTCCTGAGACTTCATAAAATAGGTCAAAAATTTATATAGCGGATCGTTAATTTTTGGACGCGCCCACTTTTCAAAAGCAATCCAACGGTCAATTCCAATTTTCGGTATGTATAGCGGTGATATTTCAAGCGTTTCGATTATAGTTCTCCCTATCCCATTCCTAAGAGCATCATCCATGATATTATACCAACGATTGATCTTTTCTGAATCAGAACAATCAACAATCATTGTCTCAAACAGCCATACAGCCTTATCACCCGAATTAAAGGGAGCGATCAATCCGCCGTGCTTCTTATAGCTGGTTGTTATATATCCCGCCCACGGCGGCGACAATTGGTTGTGAAGTACATATTCACGTGCTTCAATGCGTGTTAGTTTTTGAAAACCGTTTTCCGAAACAACCCAAGACGACCGTGACGGCCTGTATTTCATGGCCTGGTATATTTCGACTGACACCCATTGCGATTCGGGCGCGGCCAATTTTTTTTGGGATGTAAAGCCAGATGAAAACGTTTTTTTGCGCGGAACGCAGTCGCAATAATCACCGGAAACGCAGCATATTTCTTTTTGTGGTTCGGAAGGCAACTCTTTCCAATGGTCTTTTATTTGCCTTCCGATTAGCTGTAAGGTGTGCATTATCTGCCTCTCCCGCCTCTTCCGCTTCCAGTAGCTTTTTGCATCACAATCACCTCCTTATAAAAAATTCGATATTTGTGGTAAAATATGTTCATATTCTTGAAAAGTACGTGGATACAGTGCTTTCAAAACAGACATATCGCCATTATTTGAAAATTTAACCTCTAACGGTGTATTATGGCGTATTTGCATTTTGTCATATCCGAGTCGTGCTTTTTTTCGATAGATCGGATGAAAAGGGATTTTTCGCAATGCCGCGAAACGATATATATCTATTGTTCTCCACTTAACAATAGGAGTCAATATGTTAGACAGTTCGCGCTTTGCATAATAATTATCACCACGAACAAAATAGTTTATTTTTCTTCCTCTCGATTCGTCAATTCTTAAACCTAAAATCGTTCCATCCACATCAAACTTATCCATTAATTCCCAACGAGGCTTTTCAAGGCAATAATACACAAAATCTCGCATCGGATGAAAAGCATCAAAATCGACTGTTGATAGTGATTTTTTTAATGTATTCTCATCCGGTTTGGTCATATAAAATTTTCTTTTGATATCATAATATTCAACTACATAATCAATAAATATTTCAGTATCATCTGTTTCTATACCGGAATGATTGAACATAACGAGAGATATTTTATCAATCAAACCGCTTTCATGCAATAACTGTAATATCGTCATACTATCTTTTCCAAAAGATAGAGAAAAACAAACAGATTTACAGCTATCCAAAAAAGATTCTATTTTGAGGATTGTTTTTTTTGCATTCGCCTCAAGATAGTTGGTGTATATTTTAGCCGCAACAATATCTTCCATGAAATAATTGTGGAAATTCAAACCGCATCCCCCACATAACACGTTTGCAATCGGTTCGTTGTATTCCAATACGGCGGCCTTACTCTACCGAAACGAACACCGTCTTTTTTAGGGAAAAAGCGCATGTAACGTCCATCCTTCTCAATAGACCAATCGTGATTGATTCCACGTACTCGGATATTGTTTACACGGCCTTTCCCGTAAGAACCCTTTTTACCTAAGTATTTTATCTTTTCCAAAAGAGTTTTTATCTTGCATTTTTCTCCGCGAACATAAGCAATCATCCGATTGCACATACAGAGAACCATCGGCATATTATACTCTCTGTAAGCGCCGGACATCGTATTAAAACTGCAACCAAGAAGATGTGAGCGATTTTGGCGAAATTTTTTTCTCCAGTATTGGATTGATTCAGGATGTCGTTCCGGCTCCGGGAACAACGCCGATGCTTTCCAACCCCATGTATCACCAACCTTCCACTTTTCAACCGGAATTTCGGGATGAAAAATATCATCTGAATTGCGATCAACAATTCCTATTTTCTCAATCGGCATGGCCGCCCATTCCAAAAGTCCATCAAGGTGAAGCGGAAATGATGGGCTATACACGACACCAGTTCCGTCAAGCTCAAAAATAACTTTTAGATTCACTTTATAGCCTCCTTAAATGCGCTTATCTCATTCAAAAAAGCAATGATAGAATCTTTCTTTTCAACCAAAAAATCATCATACGGTTTCGGGTCTGGAAGGTTCTCAAAAACAAAATTAACGCCTCCCAAATCGCGCCTTGCTTCCGCACCGAGCCGTCCCTTTTCAGATATCAATAATAATCCACGCGCCAACGCACCCTTTTCGATATCTGTCAGATAAGGTCCGTAATCAACGCCCCCGTCAAGCACAACACCAGGTTTTAGGCATTCACAATTTGCAATCATACTTGAGTTCTCATCATCATTGTGGCCTTCATGGTCTTCGCGTCGTGTGAGGAATACCCACTCGAAAAGATCATTAACATCAATATCGCTATCAAACCCCCACTGTTTGCACACCGGCCTTAGGTCTCCAAAATTACAACGTCCAGACAATACGCGGTTCCCGAATGCAAAACCGAGCAATGATAATGCTGGAAAGTTTTCTCTAATCTGCTTGATCCCGTCTGCTCGGATAGCTGTTTTACCAGCTACTTTCATAATGTCACTTAAAGACTTGCTTTGCTCAGATAGTGCGCCTCCTGAATACAGTGCATGAAAAAACCACAACTCGACAGGAGGCGTGTCGCGGCGCGGCGTCAATCCAAGTGATTCAAGGAAATGATCGGCCAATAAATCGCGCATGAGACCTCTCATGGCATTACCGGCGTAATAAGGTAGGGATAAGACTGACTCCTTATTTGAAAGCACACCCATGCGCCTGAAAAGCGTTGCATTGCCTGCTTTTATGTCTGACCCATGAGAAAGTGGAGTGCTGCAAACTACATTAATACCGATATCAAACGGCTTTCTTTGCACTGCCACGCCTTGTGGCTTATCCTCGATATCAATATCTATGCCTGAGATAATGTCGCGCCGTTCCTTATCGTCTCTGATAAAGCATAGCATGGCGGCCAGTTTGGGATATTCGCGCATCCATGAAACCATGATATTTGATTCCGGTTGCATTGCAACCCGAATGAAATCTGTTTTTATATCATGATTTAACTTTCCGACAGATGCGTTAACAAGCACGCATAACCGTTCAGAAAACTTTAACAATGTTTTTTCAGTGGCTGCCTGCAAAATGCGATCAGATAAAAAGTCGGCGAAATTACGGCTCATTTTTATGTCGCTGGCAAATCTGATTTGTCTCAGCATCTCAATTGTTGTAATAAAATCTCGATTCATTTTTTTGTTCCTCCATTTCATTGGTGTTTTTTAGCAAAATTGCTGTTTTAGGTCCATCATTAACAACCCGGTCAATCAAACATTTACGACAATAGTATATTCCAGGCACTTCCGCTGACTCGCTTAAAGCATGCATTGAACAAAATGAACATTGCATTTTTTATTCCTTATGCCGCTATTCGTAAAATATTAGCAGTCTGCAAAACATTGTTTTCGACTTTATAATTTTTACGTCCTTCAAATTCCTCAACAATTTGAGTCTCAATTTCTTTTGCAGGTTTAACGCCGTAATTTCTCGGAAGCCATCCTTTGCCTTTGCAAGCGGCAATATTGAATCGTCTCAAAATGTCATGGTCATTGAATGTTAAATGAGCGGTTCCTTTTTTGAAACAATCAACAGTGAAATAGGTTGATTCAATTCCCTTGTTTTGGCCTGTTTCAAATGCTTCAGAAATAGCATCCGACATACGAGCATACTTACTTTGCATCCCGTCAAAATAGTTCATGACCAAATCAATGTCATTGAGTTGACGTTTAGCCTCATAGTCAAGACTCCATTTTCCCCAGTTTTGAAACGGTTCTGCATAAGATGACCTAATCGGAATTATTACTTTTTTGTTGCACTTATAAGCGTTGTTCGTTCTCCAACCGTTGAAATAATGGATGTTTTTGGTGTACAATTCCTCATGATAAGCATGGCGGATTGTGAACATGTCAAATATCTCAAGAACGGCCTCTTCAATCGTTTTTGGGAAGTTTCTAATTGTATTCAATATAAATTGATTGCAATTATATTCAGTAAAATCAAGAGACTTTACAATTTCTATATTGCTGTAAAATTCTTTAAATCTATTACCAGTCAATCGGCATCTGACCATATCAACATCAATAAGTTTTTTCCAAAAGGATGCTCGCATTTCTTGACATATATTATTCATATCGGCTTGCATTTTCTCGGTTAATGTTGACCCTTTTGAATAATCGTCTTTCGATGTTTTAATTCTTATCCATTCACCAATTTTACGATGATTTTTGTAATAATTTAGAAGCGTTTCCTGTGCAATTCTCATGCATTGATTGTATTCAGCAACCAAATCCTTAATTGTTTTTTTTGTGGCGACATCTTTGCATTCGGTGTCAACTTCTATATTCTTTTCTTTAGGCTTTGAAAGACCATCGAATAGATCATCTTCAACCTTGCGATTGACCCTAATGTCAATCAATGCAATATCAACCACCGCGCGCCTCTCGGCCTCAAGGAAAGCCCCTTCGATATACTCAATGTCGGCATTAAGCCGTTCAAGTTCGCTTGCCAAATGCCTTCTCTTGTTCGTATGCGGGTTCTTTAGCGTCTCTGCATTAAGAAGACAAATTATTTGGCCTGAATAAAGAATTTCAATTGCTTTTAGGAGATGGTCGGCTCCTTTTGAAAAGGGCGGGTTCATAATTATAAGATCAAACTTGTCATGGCCTATGAATGTCAAAAAATCTGTGTCGATTACTCTTATACCCTTGCCCGTCAAAATTGACCTGAGATTTTCATCTTTCTCGATTGCGCACATTGCATTGAAACCGTGATACTTATATTTAGACGATTTCAAATATTCCAATATGGCGCCATCTCCCGCCGATGGCTCTAATATGCTTTCCTTTAATCGGTCAATTTTGGAAACCATTTTCGCAATTAGGCTTTCTGGCGTCGGATAATAATCTTTCGGATATTGCATAGCTTTTTACCTCAATTTGGTCTTTTGTTTTGGCATGGTCATTGCCGTTAATTAACGTCTATTAACATAAGTTTTCAAAAAGCGTCAATAAAATAAAAAAAGCCCAAACAGGATAAACCAGCCGGGCTTCGTTAATATTATATATAAAACGATTATCTATCCGAAAAATCTTTTCCGATGATGGGCTTTCATTTGCCTCGTAAGCTCTTCGCGTTCTTCCCATGACATGGTCTCAATTTCTTCCTGGGTGTAAACCTTTGTCTTTGGTTGTTCTTTTTGATTGTCGCCATCAGTGTTTTTGCCGTCGCCGCCATACATCCTGTTTAACGATTTTACCTTGTGCTCGTACAGCCCAAACAACTGATCATAAGTCACGCCGCCTTCAAGATAGGAAAGCGTGTAAAAGTGTTCTAATCGGTATCCTGGGTAGTGCTCGCAGACGAATTGGATGGCCTCTTCTTCGGTAATGCTGACTTGATCCTGTTGAAGAGGCTCATCCCGTTTTTTAAGGAGTTCTCAAAATTTTGCTCCCAGACATTTTCAACGAATTGAACAAGCTGGTCATTGTCAATTTCAGTTGTTATATCCGAATCAAAGTCTCTAAAAACCATCTTCGCGATATCATCAACATTGTCAAAAATAACGTCTTTAACCTTTTGCGCAAGATCAACATATCTTACGTTTTTAAGTTCTTCTGGTTTACTGCTATCGCCAACCAATTCAAAATATGCATCGACAATAGACTGCAAAACAAGTTTTTGATTTGCAACCGAAAGCGGATACATTTGGACTGTTTGCAATTCATCAATCCCAAAGGTGAACTTTCTTATCTTTGGGTTGACACTATTTTTTTGAGCCATTTTTAAATAACCTCCATTAGTCTTTTTTATTAACTGCTCCAATAAATTCTACCAAGCGGCATCGTATCCCAGGTTGTAACGCTAATCCCATCGACGGATGAATCGGCGCTGATAGCAACAATTTCCCAAGACATAGCGGATGCCTCGGAAATAGAAGTTGCCAAAGACAGAGGACTTTTTACCTGGGCACGCGGTAAAACAACATACATATAATCTCCGTTCGGGTACTGAAAATGCAACTCGCATCTCATAATTTCGGGAGCCAAAATACTCCCAAGCTTTATCTCCCCACCCTCGCCGGTGGTTCTCGAAAGATTGCTACCAGCGGCAACGTAAGGAGTCATACGAAGCGTTAATGTGTCGCCTGCGGCCCAAGTACCCGTAAAGAAGTTTGCGGCCATTGTGAAGTATACGTCAGACCCATTTTCAGGCGCAAATTCGGACGCTACCGCGCCGTCTGATCCGCCGTCTTGCAGATAACCATCCAATGCCGAATAGCATTTGAAATTTGTCTCGTCGGTAAACACAAAAATAAACGTATCCGCTGGCGTTCCGTCATTGTCAAACGATAACTTAGTGTCATCATAAGTGCCGGACGTAGAGCTTTTAGCAACCTCGCTATATGACGCCGCAACGGAATCATAAGGGTTAAGACCATTAGCAATGCCAATGTTGAAAGGGTTTATGTCTTGTGGGGAAACATTGACTTTGAATGACTCGCTAAGCGGAATCGTGTATGCAATCGTCTCAGGAAAATCATGCATCAAATCCAAAAACTCTTTCTCGCTGGCAATGTCCTGTTCGGAAACGGCGCCTATACTGTTAGCTGATTTCGTCAATTGCACGGTCGTTTGCTCAATGTTTGCCGCCCACGGGCCAAGCCGAGTGTCGAATTTTCCGACAAACGCATTTTCAGGATTTACATAAGTTGCTCCAGCCATTTTATTTTTCTCCTAAATTATAAAGTTTTTTTATCCTGTTATTATATTGGAAGTTATTTCTGCCTTGTAATACTTTAGGCCAATTGTAGGGCCGTTTAATGGGCCGACGCCGGGCATAAGATTGTTAAATACTATTTTATTCCCGGAATCAGTCCACGTGCCAGAATCGTTATCAATGTCATATAGAGTAATTCTCTTTAGGCCGCATTGATCATTGTCGAAGTCGGTAATCGCATCATAAACCAAATCTCTCAGTGCCAAGCATTTCCGGCCATAATCATCATCTTTTGCACACATAAAGCAATCAAACTCAAAACCTGAATAGTCAGAAATTTCATCTCGAATTGAGTTTAGAACAACCCATTTTGCAACCGTTGTCGGTACGTCAAAGGCGTTATTGTCAAAATAGAAACTTATCCCGTTATCAGGTGTTTCAATAGTTTCAACAAAATATCGCTGTATTGAGCGCCTTATGTTTGATAGTTTTTGGTTGGCTCCGAGGCTCAATTGACGTTATCTCCATTTTGATTCTATCGTTTTCGCTGACTTCTCATGTTGTTTTATAAAACCGGCTTTTGAGTAATTCTCGGTTGTCGGAGCGAACAATGGCCTGGCCGGTTGCCCTTTACGCCCTTTCTCAAGCCAGCGTGCATATTTTACAATTTCCATCGGCCTCCCGCCAGTGTTATGCCAGCTTTTCCCACCCTTATCGAATATTCCCGGTTGAATACCGGCAAACCAAAAGCCCTCATACTTGAAAGCCTTTATTGATCCATACAGATCACCATCAAGCAACCAATATTTTAGATGTCCTACACGGTCTTGTTTCCATTGGGCATAACGCTGATTGTATGGAGCCATTGCAAATGCTTGATTTGAAATGTTCTCTAAAATAGCATTTGCAAGCTCCTTAGCGCAGCTTTTGGGAAGTTCTTTTTCCTCTTTTTCAATCGTTTTTTTTACATTTTCAACAGACTTGATATATTTCTTCATGTCGGTTTTATCAAACTCAATTGTGAACATATCAATTAATTTGGCAAAAAATCAGCCAACCGTCGCTCGGCAATTTCAATGTAATCCTTTTCTTTTTCAATCCCAATACATTCAAACCCTTCTTTTTCACATGCAATTGCCGTTGATCCGCTTCCCAAAAAGGGGTCTAAAACCACACCGCCCGGAGGCGTTATCAAACGCACTAAATAACGCATAAGCTTTAACGGCTTGACGGTTGGATGATTGTTGTATTCCCCGCGTTCCTTTGGTCTTGCTTTGGCGCAGTAAAAATAGCGTGCAGCGGAGCCCTGTGAACCTTCAAATAGTTGCCCTGTTCTGGCATAATTTTTGCCACTCATGGCCCTGTTTTCAGATTCTTTTGCCTTATGGTGCGGCAATATTGAACCGGATTTTGTTTCAGGAAACAATCCAACAACCTCATCGCTGCCGTCGTGAATGAAATTGGCCGGAAAGCGCCCAACGTTTTGCTTTTGTGGCGCATCTATTTTGCCACAACAATTAATTGTGCTATCTTTACGCTTGCGTGGTGTTATCGGCCCAAACAATGACTTTTGGTCTCCTGCCTGCATTTCCACCCGACACCCATCAATATTTATCGCCCCGGTTCCCCATTTGAGCACGTTTGCGGCAATCGTCTTTTCGCTTAACGGCTTGCGGGCAAGAGTGATGGGCTCCAATGCTGGTTTTAGGGCTGTTCCGTAGCCTTGCCATTGACAAGCTTGTTGTGAGGCTGGCTCAGTTTCCCATGCTTGGCCTTGCTTTTCTAGTGGTTTTGCTCTCCAAGGCCTCTGCCAAGCTTCACCAACAGAATCATATCTTCTTCCACCCGCAGGTGTCCCATCGGCATAAACCCTCCGCCCGATTATTTTTCTTTTTTTACTAAGTTTCCGATCAATAGCCTTGCTTATATCATGATTCTTAGGAAAACCGCTGCCATAAACCCAAGCAACCATATCGCGAATTTCAAAACCAGCGTCTTCAATTGCACATGCCATGCGGTGATGGGTGCGAGTTCCCGCAAAAACTAAAATATGACCGCCGGGTTTTAAAACCCGTAAACACTCGCGCCATACATCAACGTCGGGAATGTTATAATCCCACTTTTTTGACATAAATTTAAGTCCGTATGGTGGGTCAGTTACGATTGCGTCAATGGTATTATCTTCCATACTTCTTAGGACGTCTAAACAATCATCGTGTATAAGCTTCACCGCGCATCCCTCTCAGCAAAAACAACGTCAACGCCGTCTGATTGATATTTTGAAATTTTTGTTGCAACGAAATAGTCACTATCAACATCAAATCTATCACCGTTCTGAACGCCAACACTATGCGGGAGCCAAATAGCGACATCATGTTCGGCATAGGTCGGGAATGCATTTGACATTGCAGCCGTTACGCCCGCCGAGGCGTCAAATAAGACGATATTTTGATCACCCTTAGTCAACGTCCACGAGTCTGTCTTTTCGCCCGTGGTGGCGTCCTGTGTAGTTGATTTGCGGTATATATCGGCAATATGGTTCGACTCAATAAATCCGCATTGGTTCTCAATCACATTAGATTGGCGTCTGATGGGTGTTTTTGTAACAACTAAATATTTTACATCTTCGTCGTCTGCAAAATAAAACACGTCACCGGCTTCGATAACGGTGTCATAATAAAACCTGCCGAGCCATTGATGCCCGCCTAAATAATCAGGGTTGCCTGTTCCGACTGTCTGATAGGCCGCATATTCCGCACGATAATCCCCAGGGGGATAAAATTTGCGGCCCACCCTGTCAATCATGGTTCTGACTCTGCGCCCATAATCAATCATAACGGCACGCCAAACTTATCGTATCGGTATCCCGGACCAACGGCTCCGAAAACTCCCGTGCCATTAGTCAGGCTTGACCCAATCTTTCCGGCATATACTTGACCGGCAAAGTCATCTTCCCACTCCGCATCAAGCATTTTTAGAAGCCGTTCATACGAGTCAAACACCTGCTTTACCGGGGAACCGGCATAATCATACGAACTTGCCTCATCACGCAACAATGACCATATCACGTTTCTTTCAACGCGGTTGGCAAGCCAGAGCCTTTGGTTGCTGTCTTCGGAAGCGGACTCAATGGTAACGCCACACGTCGTTTGAGCCTTGCGTATGGCGGCCTCGATCTTCTTCGCGTCGGGATATTCAGCCCATTCCTCGAACGTTTCACTTATAAATTGTTTCTTGTTCATCGGCGTATTGCGGGTGTTCGTATAAGAAGTTTCTGACCCACTTGTTCAGTTTCGCCGCGCCCATATTCGGATGCGGCTTCGGCACCGTCTGATTAGATTCCGCCATGTCAACTGCCAGTTGGCGCAGGTCATCAATCGGCAAATCATCAATCACAACAACAGATGGTTCGGAAATATCATCAACATCTTCTTCTTTTACATCAATTTGTTGCAAAACCGGCTCTTGTTTATTTTCAACAATTTCGGTGTAACCATCAATGTTAGATTCAGACCAAAACGTACCATTGGGTTTGATACGCATCCGACCCAATTGCCCGTTCTCATCCTTACTGCCATCAACGACAATGTAACCGCCAGTTATGTTCCGTAATAGTATCACTGTCCCTCCTTCACATTATGAAATTGGGTTTAGGCTACGTCGAGAGTGGCAATGGCCTGGTTGGATCGCAACGCCCAAATCCCAAGCCACTGAATACGAGTTTTGACCGCATCCGGATCGTTGCCTTCCCACGTCTTGGGCAGCATACCATACCGCGTGGCGCCAATGCCCATCGGGGCGTTATTCCATTGCAGCAGCGGCTTGCCGCCGACTGTCTCGGCCATAAACACAAGGCGTTTGTCAGGCAGAAACTCAATGGTGGCTTTCACGAAATCCCTGCCCGGAACGAACGTTTCGCTCGGGGAATCCGAAAGCGTAATCTCATTTCCAGAGATGCTTGAAATGGTTTCTTCTTCAACAACCTCAAAATTGTCTTCATCACCACGGCAAAACTGCAATGTGGCCCCGGCGCGAAGGTCAATGGCGTTGTCGACTGTGAACTTATCAGAAACGATTGTACTCGTCATGTGAGCAATAACCTGGTGCGCCTGGTCAAACCTCACAAACGGCACCTTGAACAAATCTTTGTATGCTTCCCAGGGTTGCGTAATAGGATTGTAGGCTCCCCTGAATGCGCTGTTTTTCATCATATCGCGAAGCGTTGTGTCGCCGGCGATGTACGTGTTAAACGTAGTTGAATTGCAGATCACCGCGGTTACGGGGGAACCACAAGATTTTCTCACAACGTCCATTTTGGTGTTGACATCGCCCATAGGGTCTCTCGATGAGCCCGTTCCCCACACATAATTGCCCGTCAAAGTTTCTTTGTGAGTTGACGGAATGCGATAATTTACATTAAACGTCATCCCGCTTTGATCTTTGTAGGCGATCACACCCTTATTGCATGGAATGCTGGCGGCGAGCCATTCACGGCGCAGCATAACACGTCGAGTCAAATCATCAACGGTTTCTAGACACGCAACCTCAGCGGCCTGTCTTGCGACCGGATCGGGGTTCAAACACAAATTCAAATCTTCTTCCGTGTAGACGATTTTTTCATTGATCAGACATCCTTTTTGCGTCACCCAGGAAGCCCCGCCGCCTCTGTACTGCGGAGCAGCGACACCACGATCAGTAATCGGGGCCATCCCGTTCGTACCGTGCAGCATGAGATATTTAATCTCGTTGGTAGGCGAATTAACCTGAGATGGGAACTTGGTTGAAAAGTACATGCCTTCATCCGGCATGGCGTCTTTTACAACCTCGTTAATTGTTGACGTTCTTACAATTTTAGGAATTGGCATAACCTATCTCCTTCATATCTTTTTGTTAAAATTTTGAGCCAGGCTATACCATCAAATACCCGGCGAATTCTTTTGCACCAAGCGCATTCACGGCATCGGCGTCAATATTGCCAAGCGCTGCGCGTTTGAGTTTTGCGTTCTTAAAAATACCCTGGCCGTATGCGGTGTTAGCGGAAGCCAGCTTGCCATAGCCTGTGTTTCGTTCTCTTCCGAGAATGCATACTGCGGTTTGCATCGTCGGAGTGTACACGTAAATCATTGCATCGGCGTCGGTTGTAAACGTTCCGGTCGGGACATTTGAAACAGCGATAGTGGTGTTGGTTGATCCCTTCGTGATTGAGGTAATCGTGCCGATATTGACAGCGTCGGAATCATCATCAACAATGACAAGGGTTTGACCGACCTTTAACCCAACGGCATTGGCGTTCGCAACCACCGCATTTTTCCCGGTGGAGTTCGCGGTTGTGTTGACAACAGAACCGGCCAAATCAGTCGTTGCATTCGCAATCGACGGCGAGGTGAAGCCCACACCGGCAACCAGTGCCGTAAAAACCAAATCGGCGCCGGAACTGGTCAGGACGATATCCTGGCCGAGATAATCGGATGCGTAGGCAGTCACAAAATTGCCCGCGGTAGTGGTAAGATCAGTGTCGAATGTTGCGGTTCTTGTCAGATCACCAGCGCCAGAAATGGTCGCGGTTCCACTCGTTCCGGTTAATGTGAGCGTGTCAACCTGTTTCGCTGCGGCCCCAAAATCACTCGCAAGCAATGCGGATGGGTTGCCATTCGGATAACAACACGCGGTATTGGAAGTCGTAAACCCACCACTTGCAGTAATCGGATAAGTTGCGGTTACACCGGCAAAAATGGCGGAGGTCGTTCTGTCGATTGCTGTAATCGGCCCGAGGTTTTCAGGTGTAGTGGTTCCGTCATCGGCCACAATCAATTCATCGCCAACGCTCAGACGATAAGAATCCTCAATCGGAACGTATACAACCGTGGCGCCATCAGCGGCATCGGCGGTCAAAAAGATGCGCCCTGCAAGCATGTACGGGTTTGTTACCATTGCGTCATAAACAGCCGGAACATAAGGCACGTGAACTCTATTACCAACACCACTCGCGGCGGTTCTTTTCATGGCCAAAACCATGCCAGGCACGAGGACTCCATAGCCGACATCCAGCATAATTGAGGCCAACATCGCTTGTTCTTGTGGCGATTCCCAAAGGTCTTCAACGCGAACCTGGCCGCTTTTGAAATATCCCGGTCCACCGGGGAAATTGCTTAACATAATTTTAATCTCCTTTTTTATATAACCAAAAAATCAAGATTGTGCGTTTGATCCCCTGGGTTAATTATTTCTCAGACGTTTGATATAATCCTTATCATAGCCGTCACTGGCATTGCCGTCACCGACAACAGAACCAACACCGCTAACTGTTTGAGAAGCGGCGGCAGTGTCTTTTTGTTTTTTACCGGCAGCCTCTTTTTTGGGTTCGGGCGTATCGACAAAATCATTCGGCAATGAAATAGGGTATTGTTTTCCGGCAACGCTCAAAACGACTTGTTTTTCGTCACCGTCGTTAATAATTGACAATGCTGCTCCGGAGACAGCTTTTGTCACGGCGTCATCAACAATCTCATCCAATCCGTTGCGGATTTCAGTCAAGGCGGCCGCATACCCGCTGGCGTCAAAAGAGCCGTCTTCGAGAACAAATCCAGAAGCGTCAACGGAAGCAGACAACGCCTCAATAACCCTGCTGCCACTGCTTTTGCCAAACACAGTTTCCTTCACAAAGGCGATTGCACTCTCATGTTTTTTGATAGGCGGGTCGTCGTTTGCGACGGCATCGCGTGTTTTTTGTTCATCCTTTTCATCAATTTTAGCTCCCATAACCACAATTCCTTTCGATTTTATGGAACACTCACTTGAAAAACGCTCAAGGGCTTGTTCCCAATTTTCAATTCTATCAACCAGACCGGCATCCAAGGCTTCCTCACCAAGAAAACATCGACCGTCAAACGAAACGATTTTCTCTTTTGATATGCCGGTATTTTTAGAAACGTCATTGACAAACATGTCACCGAATTTTTCGACAATACCCTGAATATACTCGGCCTTCTCGTCTGTCATCTCAAGTTCACCGCTAAAAGCTGTTTTCATGGACGCGGTCGTAAATTCGTGCAACCGGATTCCAAGTTTTCCGAGCATTTCGGTTTGGTCAACAACGATTGAAAGAGAACCAATCCCGCCAACCAGGGCATCAACGGAAGCCGACCTTTCGGTTGCGGCAGACGCCCAATAGTATCCGGCTGAGGCCACAAGAGAGTCGGTATAAGCCAAGACTGGTTTTTTTGCATTTCCTAATACGATGCTCTGATCGTGCAAACCCTGGGCATCACCACCGGGAGTATCTAATTTCAAAACTATCCCATTAACGCTGTCATCTTCATTCGCAATAGAAAAATCTTTGAGAATACGATCAGTTGTTGCCAAGTCGTAAAGCCACGCGATGTACGGGGCCACACCCCGCATCATAACACCATTGACTTCTAATATCTCGATTCCATCTCTTGTTATTTTGCGTTCGCGTTTATCCCCAAACTCAAGAAAATCACCCTCAAATGATTCCACGTTAGAAAGCAGTTGGCTTTTGCCATTCCAAACATTCCATTGAGAAACCGGCGCATATTGAGCGACAATTGCCCAAACCGGAACCTGTTGAAAAAGTGAAATTGCATTTTTAACGTATTGGCCATCAACGTTTATATTATTCGTTGGCTGTTTCGTCTTCGTTTCCGTTTCCTTCTCCAACGTCGTTTCCTTTCCCTAATTCTACGTTCAATTCGTCTCTATTTGGCGACGGCCCAGTGTCAGGATACAGCATGTCCTCAGTTGCAAGATTAAGTCGTTCATTGTGATAATTCCCAACACCAAATCTGCGCGCCGATGTATTACGAGAAATTCCAAATTGGACCGTACCATCATTTTTAGTGCCAAGAGCCTCAGACACAAGACCGGCCCGTTCCTGATTCTCATTTTGAGGATATGTAAAGTCTAACAAGTCCCAAGGATCATTAGGTACAAGCCCAATAACCGGTTTTTTATTTTTGAAGTCAACCACACGGCTTGTCTTGAACTGTTTTGGAAATGAATATGCAGCACTATGCAAAAACAAAACAGGCTTCCAAAACTCGTATTTAGTCAATATCATGTGCCAATTTTGGAAATGCCTTATTCTTTCAACCAGCGGTGCGCGAGTTGATTTTACAGAAGCGAATGTTCCGTCAGAAGAACCAGTCACGATATCAGATGGAGTATTCAAACCGGAAACAACCATCTCAAGGATATCTGAATCCTGGCCTGAAATTGGTTGCAACGCCGGTCCGACAGCGTCAAGACGGCACCCTGGAACCTCGAAAACGGTGGAACCGGGTGTTTTTTGTCCGATAAGCCCTATTTTTTTTAGCGTTTCTTTGTCCAAACCTACCAAAAAGTCAAACGCCTCTTGGGTCTCAGGGCGGACCCTCCACACGTAGGCCGCGTTTGATCGTTTGTGGTCAACCTCAATCAACTTCAGCATTGTATAAAGATTGTTCCATGCGATTATGGTTCTAAGCTTTGATATCGGCCGCTCCGTAATGTATTCCCCTTCCCAATCAACGATAAACATTGTGTTGCCACGCAACGAACTAAATTTAGGATCGTTTTTGTTGCCATAAAATATAAATTTGTTGTCAATTTTGCTTTCGTTGATTAGAGTTTTTATTTTTTTGTCATCTATTAGGGAAGGAGCGTATGCAAGGTTTATACTCGGTACATATAAAATCTCATCGTTTTTTTTGATTTTATACCACAGAGGCATGTGGGTTTTATCTGGATGGAAGTAGATTTTCTTAACGGTGATAGGGTCAATGTAATCGACTTCAACAAATGGAGCGTCGCTGCTTAATGTCAGGCAGGTATAGTTTTCACCGGTTACTCGGTAATGCAATAGAAATTGTCGGTATCTGTAATAAAGTTTATTACGGAAATCGCTGTAATGAGATTTTAATAATTTTCTGATTCGCGGTATTGATGATGTTATTTCAAATCCATCACCGGTTACGGAATCGCAAAAATCATTGACGGCTGTCTGTACGAAAGGGCTTGATTTGTAAGATTTCCAACACGCCTCATAAAGGGCCTCGTAGGAATTGTCACCTCCTGTTGACATCCCAACAACGGCGTCAATCAGGTTTTCACCGCTCATTGGTGCGCCGTCCGGGTCTCTGAATGACCCACTCAGGCTATCCGCCATCCGCATGACATCGTTATACATCGCATTGAACATTACTTATTTATTGCCTTTCAAAAAAGTAATATGAACAATAGTAATATTACTATTGCCAAAAATTACCTATTGTGATACACAATTTTGCAATAATGTCAACAATAAAAACAATTAAATTGATATTTTATAGAGGAAATGTATGTCTGAACTAGATGTTTTAGGCCAAATACGCGATGTGATAAGCGTAAGGGGAGATATCGGGGGAAGTCCTAAAAGGGTTGAATTCACGCCTATCCCAAGATGTGATGGGATGAATTGCGCTTACAGGGAGTCGGGTGCATGCACGCTTTCGGACGGAGATATTGACCCCAGGGGGCCGTGTGAGATCATACGGAAGTCAGTTAATGTGATAAGGGAAGCTCTTGATGATGAGTATTATATGTTGGGTAACGATGCGTGGATTTTGATAGGACTGACATTGATGCCAACCATTGTAACGGCGGCAAGAATGCAGCTTGAAATGCAGGGTACAAAGATTCAGTTTTCAGACAAGAGATCATCAGGCAAGGGTGTGAATGATATTTTTGTGCAATCATTAGGTGTGTCGAAAGCTATCCGTCAAACTATAAGCTATTTGAACTACGCAAAAAGGAAAGCTCTCCATGCGGCTAAGATGGAAAAACGAGGAATAAAAAATGTTTCAGGCGCCGGGCAAGCACACCTGAAATCGCTTGGCATGTGATTAACTCGGATAATCAATCCTACGAGCGTCAATAACCAACATAATTTCAACTCTTTTCAGGTACTTGCCTTCTTTGGCATAATTTTTATGATTATTACCAACTTCATCTTCCATCAAAGCGCAAGAAACCTTAGTAGCATCTTGGATTTGATCTGCTAAAATAGCGTGTTTGACTTCTACCCCATCCACATCATGTTTAACGATATATAGCTGCGTTTTTTCAAGTTTAGAATTATTATTCATCTTTTCCTCTATCTAACCGTCTTGTTTTTTGAAAAATATTCATCAAACGAATCACGAATCAGTTTAAGCAATTCATCATTACAAGAGAACCATGTATTACAAGAGAACCCTGTCCATTGCAAATCGTCATGCGCTGTTAATAATACTAATGAGTAACCATCATATTCAATCCGCACTTCATTTTTTCCGGATTCTTTTGACACAAAAACTTTTCCGTCTTTTCTCATATTAACAACCTCAATTTTTTAAGATTTTCATTAGGCACATCTCTCCCCCTTTTTCGGGTGGTCTAACTCCGCAGAGTCAAACACAAGGCCAGCTGCTACGGCCCATCCCGATACTCAGGCAATCCCTGGGTAAAAACCCACAAGCTCATTTTTAACGCATTCGAGCCTGCTTTTCGTCCGGCACTTTTCCGCCTGCCGGAACAACGAGAGGTTTTTTGCAGCTATGCGGCCTCATGTTGCGTGTCGGCGGGAATCCGCTGATTTAACAGCGCCACCACCAAAGTGGAGAGTTGGGACGCTCCTTCTTTGGATTTAACTTTTTTGCTTTCATTGTCTGCTCAGGTTGCATA